GGCGATGCGGGTGGAGTTTCAGCGCAAGTCGGCGGCGTGGTTTGCGAAACGCACACAGTAGCGTCGATTCCTGCGCGTAATCCGCCGTAAAGCGCCAAACGCCACCGCGGACCATATAAAGGGTGAGCGCGACGCCGAGAGGCCAGCGCCGCCCCGGGTTGCAGACTGCGCGGTTCGCCCGCGAGCCCATGCACCCGCATTGCAGGGAGAGGCAGCCTCAACCCGGCCTCATAAGCCAGGCTCCGCCGGTGCGACTCCGGCCTCTGCATCCGTCCCGCCCCGCGCCGTGCTCCTCGGTGTGACCAGGCGGGACCTTTTCCGGCGTGCTGTGTGGCCACCACCAGCCCACCAACGCCACGCAGCACACCACCATGGCCAGCCGCAAAGTCCGCATCACCGCTGCGGACCGCCGCAAGCGCGTGGTGGAGGCGCTCACGCCCACCGAGGACAACCCCAGCCCGACGCTTGACCAAGCGGCGAAGGCGGCGGGCTATCGCACGCGCGCGGGCGCACTCTACGCCTTCCGCACGGCCCTTCGGGACTACCCGAAAGAGGCCATGGACAAGTGGCTCGAGACCGTGCGCGACATCCACGTGCAGATGCTCGAGGCCCACCTTCCCATCGCGCTCGGCAAGGGCACGGCGAAGCAAGCCAAGCAAATCAGCCGCAAGGATGCGGCGGACGTGGTCCTCAAGGGCCTCGCCGACATGAACAAGATCCACGGCACGTACGCGGCCACCAAGAGTGACGTCAAGCACGAGGTGACGAGCTTCGTGCACGAGGACCTCGTGGCCAAGCTCAACAACCTCGTGCGCGAGGAAGAGGATTCGGAGGGCGACGTCGCCACCACCTCCACCACAGACACCGATGAGCCCAGCTCCGCAGATGAGCCCGGCGCAACTCTGGGCACTCGGGTACCCTAAGCACGTTCGCGCGAAGGCGCTCTCGCGGCTCACCGTCGACGAAGCTCTCGCGCTCAAGCACGACTGGAAGTGGTGGGCACGCCCCGACCAGCTCGCGCCCACCGGCAGCTGGTCGACGTGGCTTGCCCAGTGCGGCCGCGGTTGGGGCAAGACCCGCTGCGGCGCAGAGCAGGTCAACGAATGGGCCCGCACGCCGGGCCTCCGCATCGCGCTCATCGGGCGCACGACCGCCGACGTTCGCGACGTCATGATTCGCGGCGAGTCCGGCATCCTTGCCGTCGCGCATCCGAATTACCGGCCCATCTACCAGCCAAGCAAGCGTCTCCTGACGTGGCCCAATGGGACCATCGCGATGACGTACTCGGCGGAGAAGCCGGACATGCTTCGCGGTCCGCAGCACCACAAGGGGTGGGCCGACGAGCTCGCCGCGTGGAAGTACGTCGACACGTGGAACCAGCTCCAGTACGGCCTTCGACTCGGCGACAACCCGCAGAGCATCGTCACCACGACGCCGCGGCCCACGGCTCTAGTGAGAGCGCTCGCCGCTGACCCATCAACCCACGTCACGCGCGGCAGCACCTACGACAACAAGGCGAACCTCGCCCGCAAGTTCCTTCAGGAGATCGCAAAGCAGTTCGAGGGGACCCGCATGGGTCGCCAAGAGCTCTACGGTGATCTGCTCACCGACACGCCTGGCGCGCTCTGGACGTACGCCAACCTCGACCACTACCGGGTGCGCCCGGTGCTCGTCGACGACCCCACCGGGTTTGAGGGTAAGCGCCTCACGACGCAGCTGCCGCACCTCGTGCGCATCGTCGTCGCGGTCGACCCCAACGTTGCCGCCGACACCAAGGAATTTGAGAAGCAGACCCGCGCGGGCAAAGGCGCCGACGGGAAAGAGCGTCGCGGCGACGAGTGCGGCATTGTGGTGGTTGGCCTCGGTGCCGACGGCCACGCGTACGTACTGCGCGATGCAACCATCAGCGGCGGCCCCGCCGAGTGGGCACAGCTGGTCGTTCGTCTGTACGACGAGTTCAAGGCAAACAGCATCGTTGCCGAGGCCAACAACGGCGGCGACCTGATTCGCACCACCATCGAGGCCTTCTGCCGCGACCGCAAGGATCGCGACGGTCGGCGACTGATGACTCCGGCCATCCGCCTGGTGCACGCCAGCAAGGGCAAGCGCGCACGAGCAGAACCCATCGCCACGCACTACGAGGCGGGGCGTGCGCATCACGTGGGCACGTTCGCCGAGCTCGAAGACGAGATGTGCACGTGGGACGCGGCCACCGCGGTCAAGTCGCCGAATCGCATTGATGCGCTCGTGTGGGGGCTCACGGAGCTGCTTGAGGGTGGCGGCGGCCCGCTCATCGTGCCGAGCAACAACAACGATTCCCATTCGCGATTCGAAAGTGAAAGCCGAGGTTTTTAGTGTCGTTCTGGTCGTCTCTCAGCAGCGCCGCGGGCAGCGTTGTCCGCTCCGTGCTGGGGGTCCGCTCGCTCGACATGCCTCTGCCCAAGATGCCGTTGCTCGACGGCAGCGTGATGGGCGACGAGCCGCTCTATCGGCAGATTGCCCGCATCGGCGGCAGCCTCACACCGGCGCAAGTTTCCACCATCCTGCGTGAGGCCGACAACGGCCGCACCAAGCGGCTGATGGATCTCGGCAACGCGTCCAAGCAGAAGGACGGGCACCTACAGGCCATTCTCGAGACCGCTGAGCACAGCATCTCGGGCATGAAGTGGCAACTCAAGCTCGACGAAGAGAAGCCCACCAAGCGCGATCAGAAACGCGTGCGCCAACTCGAACGCGTGCTGCGCGGCGTGCCGTCGTTCTCTCGTATGCTCGCCCACCAGGCGGGCAGCATTTTCTACTCGTACTCGGTCACCGAGACGAAGTGGACGCTGGCAGATGGCATGATCGTTCCGCGTTGCTTTGATCCGGTACAGCACCGCCGTTTCGAGTTTCGGCAGTCCGACGGCTGCCTTGTGTGGGCCGAGGACGGCAAGCCTGTGGTTGATTTCCAATCGGAGTTCCCTGGGCAGTTCATCGTTTCGCAGCCGCGGGTGAACGGCGACGCCGCGCACCGCGAGGGCCTGATTCGCGTGCTCGTGTGGGCCGCACTGTTCCGCAACTGGACGCTCACCGACTGGCTACGCCTTGGTGAAACGGCTTGGAAGCCGTACATCATTGGCCAGTACGACAAGAGTGCGTACGCCACGGAAGAGTCTGTCGACACGCTCATCAGCGCGATGGGCAAGCTCTACACCTCAGGGAGACTCGCCATCCCGAACGATATTGATGTCGAGGTCTCGTTCCCTGGCTCGCCGGGCTCCGGCGCGCCAACGCACCAAGCGCTCTTCGAGACAATGGCGCGTGAGATGTCGAAGGCGGTGCTCTCGCAGACCGAGACTGTGCAAGCATCCGCCTCGAGCGGCTACGCGCAGGCCAAGGTCGGCGACGACATCCGCCGCGAGCTCCGCAACGCACGCGCGGTGCAGATTGGCGCGCACGTCACCTCAGGCGTCGTCGAGCCGCTCGTTCATTGGAACTACGGCCCGTCGTTCCCTAGCGTTCGCTTCGAGTTTGTCACGCAAGAGCCGCGCGACCTCAAGACCTTCTCCGAAGGCGTTACGAACCTGGTCAAGGCCGGCGTTCGCATCGGTCAAAAGTGGGTGCGTGATGAGGCCGGCATTCCGGAACCCGAGGAGGGCGAGGAGCTGTGCGAGGTCGAGGCGTCGGAGATGCCGGAGGCCGATGGCACTGGTGACGGCTCGCCTAGTGAAGAGCCGAACGACACGCCGCCGAAGGACAACGCAGATGCCCCGCCCGCCAAAGCAGCGTAGCGGGGGCACGGGGGCAACTGGTCCTGCCGGTTCCACATCCGCTGGCGCCAAGCGCGAACGCCCGCCGACCAAGCGGTCATTGCCCACTGACGCGCCGCAAGGACAACACTCATGCCCGAACTCATCGAACCCGTACAACTCTCGCATGGTCTGCACCTGCGATCTGTGCGTAAAGAGTCGCGCGAAGCGACATTCGTAGCGTCCACCAACGCCATCGACAGCTACGGCGAGATCGTCGAGCAGAATTGGCGACTCGAGCGCTATCTCGCGAACCCGGTGGTGCTCTTTGCCCACCAGTCGCGCGAGCTTCCCATCGGCCAGTCGACTTCGGTCGCCGTCGTGAACGGCAAGCTCGAGGTGGTCATCAAGTTCGCCACCGCCGACGCAAACCCGAAGGCCGAGCAGGTCTGGCAGAGCGTCGTGCAGGAGGTGCTCCGCGCGGTGAGCGTCGGCTTCATGCCGAATGAGTACCGGTGGGAGATGCGCGACGGCAAAGAGGTCCTCGTGCTGTCCGACAACGAGCTGCACGAAGTCTCGGTGGTTCCCATTCCGGCGAACCCTGAGGCCCTCGCAAAAATGAAATCCAAGGCGCGTGAAGCGCAGAACGCAAATGCGAAGGAAGCGGCACGCGCCGCGGGAGAAACGACCATGACGATCGAAGAGATGAAGGCGGAACAGGCCAAGCGCGACGCCGCTCACGCTGCGGAGCTCGCCACCGCAAAGGCCGCCTCGGATGCCGCCAGCGTGCGCGCAACCACTACCGAGAAGGCCCTTGCCGACGAGCGCGATGCGCACGCCAAGACCAAGGCCGAACTCGACGCAGCTGTGAAGCTGGCAGGCGAGACCGCCGACAAGCTCATCGGGCTCGAGGTCGACGCGCTCGTGGGCGTCAAAATCACCCCCGCCGAGAAGGACGGCTTCGTGAAGCTCGCCAAGGCGAGCCGCGAGCTGTTCGACGAGCAGGTGAAGAACCGGCCCGCGCTCAAGATGCTCGCCTCCGTCATCGAGACGAAGGAGAAGGCATCGGCCCCCACCAGCATCACCACGACCGCCAACGACGAGCTTCTCGAGCTCGCGATGGAAGGCTCTAACGACGAAGACGAGCTCGCTGCCGGCTGACGCTGGCCGAGTGACATGCTGCGCTCGCTGTTGAGCGCCACAACCCAAACGAATGATACCCCGCCGGCGATTGCCGAGTGGGGCGGAGGCGCTCCATGGCAACTCGTGCAGATCAGATTCTCGACAACACCGTAATCCGCTCTTTCAAGGTCGTTACCGCAAACGCGGTTCGCGGACGTATGTGCAAGTTCGGCGCTGCCGACGACGAAGCCACCGTGTGTGGCGCGGGCGAGCAGGGTATGGGCGTTTTCCTCGCCGATGCCGTCATCGGTGATTCGGTGCCGGTTGCCACGTTCGCGGGCGCTGGAATCGTCCAGGTTGTGGTGGGCACTGGCGGCGCAACGCGCGGCTCGTACGCCATCGCAGCGGCCAACGGCCTCACCAACCAAGTGCTCGGCGGCGGCACTGTCGTCCGGCACATCGCCGGCACCTTCACGCAGACGGGTGTCGCAGGCGACTACGTCGGCCTGCAAATCGGCGCCTTCGGTGGCGTGAGCGTCTGAACCCAACCGGGCGCGTCGCGCTCAGAGGAATATCAACATGTCCTACGTATCCCGACTGAAGGCGACGCTCAACTCGCGTCTGCCGAAGCACAAGGCAATCGTTGCGCGTGCGAACGAAGAGCTGCTATCCATGAAGACGGCGAACCTGGTGCCCCACCAGCCGTCGACCATGAGCAACCTCAGCTTGCAATACTCCAATGGGCTTTTCATCGGCGACCAGCTGATGCCCATCGTCACCGTTTCGAAGAAGAGCGACATCTACTACACCTACGACAAGCGCTCTCGCATGTCGGGGCCAGACGATCGCATCGGCAGCCGTTCGAAGCCGAACGAGATCAACGAGAACCGCAGCACCGCGAACTTCAGCACGAAGGACTATGCGCTGACCAACTACGTCGACAACGAGACCCTGCGCAACCAGGATGCTCCTCTCGATGAGATGGTGGACCTCGTGCAGGCCCTCAACGACGTGATCGCTCTCAAGCGTGAGCAGCGCCAAGCGGCCATCCTCACCACCGCGGGCAACTACGGTGCGAACACGGCGGCCCTTGCTGGTATCGACCAGTTCGACAATGCGGGCAACCTCAGCATCATCCAGAAGATGCAGGCGATGACCGAGGCACTCTGGACGGGCTCAAACGCAACCCGCAAGGTTGCGTTCTGCTCGCTCGAGGTGTGGAACGCCATCGCGCGGAACCCCAACATCCGCGACATGTTCAAGTACACCTCCGGCGAAGGCGTTGCCTCTCGCAAACAGGTGGCCGGCTACTTCGGCTGGGACGACATCCTCGTGAGCGACGCTCGCCAGGACACCGCCAACGACGGTCAGACCGCGGCTTACGGTCGCATCTGGGGCAAGGTCTTCGGCCTCGTTCGCGTCGCGGCTGGTCCGACCGTTCGCTCGGCGCAGTTCGGCTCGACGTTCCGCTTCGCTGGCGACCCCGTCACCGATGCATGGTTCGAGGCCGGCATCGGCAAGTCTGGCGGCTGGCACGCTCGTGTCGGTCTCAGCGAGGACTACAAGGTCGTCGCTGGCGACACCGGCTTCCTCTACACCGCGGCGATCGCCTGAGCATGGCGAAGGACAGCAAGCCGACCGCTCCGGCGGAGGCGACTTCGCTCGACGTGGTGGTGGAGCCTGCTCCCGAGCCGGCCAAGCCCAAGTCGGCGACCTCGGTGGGCCCATACAAGGTGTGCTCGTTCAGCGAGTTTCACTGCGGCAAGGTCTACCGATGTGGCGACGTGGTCGACCCCACGAAGGAGAGCGATCTCCAAGGCGTCGACCTCGCGCCGTACATCGACGACGGCATCCTCATCCCGTTCGACTGACCCCCCGGAGCAGATCATGGCGTACATCAACCAAGCTGACGTCGAAGCTCGACTGTCCAAGGTGGTCGTGCGCCATATCTGCGACGACAACAACGACGGAGCACCCGACGCCACGGTCATCGCGCGTCTCATCGAAGATGCCGAAGCGAAGGTGGAGTCAGCGCTTCGCAACGTCACCACGGTCCCCGTGCCTGCACCCATTCCGACGGAGCTCAAGCGGCTCTGTCTGGACGGTGTCGAGGCCTACGCCGCCAAGCGCCACCCGCGCCATGTGCGACGCGACTGGGAACCGCTGATGAAGGCATTGGATACCGACCTCGACCGCATCGCCACCGGCAAGCGCCGGTTGAACGGTGCGCCCGAGCCAACCGGCATCCACCAAGGCGTCGTGTTCGTTCCGCCGCTCACTGCCTCCGGCGAAGAGCAGGCGAAGGCGTTCGACGACATGGGCGATTTCTAGGCTGCCGTCAGCGACGGCGCCCCACGGCGGCAACTATGTTCTCGGTCACCATCGAAGGCGAACGCGAGCTCGCACAAGACTGGCTACGTGTGCGCGCTTCGGTGCGACACGGCATGCGTGTCGGCGTCGAGAAGGGCGTCAATGAAGGCGCCGCAGAGGCTCGCACGCACCATCGGTTTCGCAACCGCACTGGGCGGCTCGAGGGCAGTATCCTTGGGCGGCTGGTAGGCAGCAGCGACAACGAGCAGCGCGGCGAGATGGTCGCCACGGCGAAGTACGCATCGTTCGTCGAAGAAGGCACACGGCCCCACAAGATCCGAGGCCGCAACGGCGGCATGCTGGTGTTCGAGTGGCAGGGACGCACGATGCGCGTGCGCTCGGTGAACCACCCCGGGCAGAAGACGCCGCTGCCTTTCATGTCGATGGCATACCTCAAGTGCGAGCGCGTTGCGCTGCGCGAGATTGAGATCGGCATCAAGCAAGCGCAAGACGTTCTCGACCGCTGACCTACAGACCCCACCACCATGAGCGACACCAGCGGCGCAATCACTCTGCCGGTGTCCATCCCGTCGCCCGGTGAGCCCGCGTCCGACCCGGTGCTCGGCACGTTGCTGTCGTACCTGATGGCGGTGCTCGAGGCCGATGTGGGCGACGTGTGGTGCAGGCTCGAGGCAGGCTCGCCAGGGCCCGCGGCCTTCGGCTACCCGCACAACCCAACGAGCTCCAGCTTCTCGGAGCGCAACCTTCCCGCGCTCTACATGTGGCGCGACGGCGTGCCCGAGGTCCGGCAGACCACGCAGGACTGGGATACGTCGGCGTCGACCATCAAAGCGCTGTGGATCATGCCCAGCGCGAGCGATGAGCAGGCGCGAGAGCGCGAGCCCATTCTCAACGGCGTGAGCACGGCGGTGCGCCGCGCCATTTCCAGAGGCCGTCACCCCGCGTGGGTGGTGCCCGGCGACGACTACTACGACCCCGACGAGTTCGGCTCTTCGCTCGCCCACCAGACTGGGCACGTGGACCTGCGCTACAAGCTGGGCGTTCGGACCAAGGTCCGCATCGAGGACTACGACGGAAAGTCGGTCTCGGAGTTCGACGCCATCGAGCTCCAGTTGTCGCTTACCGAGCGCACCGACTACGACGCGACGCTCGGCGGCGATCCCGCGACCGACCTTCGAGGAACCGTCACCGTCGGCGGCTCGGTGGTCGGCGGCGTGCTGACGGGCGCACTGACCACCAACACCTTTCAGTTCCACCCGGTTCTGGCGGCCTGCACACCGGCTACGGGCCCTCAGGCCGGCGGCACCTCGGTCGTTCTTACCGGCACGCAGCTCGGCACTGTGACTGCGGTCACCATCGGCGGCGTCCCATGCACCGGCGTCGCCGTCATCGACGAATGCACCGTGCTGGCGGTCATAGGCGCGCATGCAGCGGGCGCCGTGGCTGCCGTGGCCACCCAAGCATCCGGCGCGTCTGCGAGCCTCGCAGCGGCCTTCACGTACGTGTGAGCGCGGCCACGGGGGCAACTCGCCTGCGTGCCGCGGTCACCAGCCCATCCGGAGTCACCATGCAGACCATCAACGTCGTCGCGAACCCGTACTTCTTCATCACCGCGGACGGCGTGCCTCAGGGCGTCGTGTCCAAGCCCGGCATGACCGACGCGTGGATTGGCGCGGTGCTCGACGATGCGGCGTGCTTCAAGGCGGACAAGTTCCGCTTTTGGTTCACTGGCGCCGTCGTGACGGTGCTCTTCACCGCGGCGATTGCGCGCGCGGTGCAGGAAGGCGATCTGTTCGTCGCTGACACCGAGAGCGCGCTGCTCTGCGGCATCTCGGATGAGGATTTTCTCACCGCCGACGAGTGCCTGAAGGCTTCGGAAGCGAAGGCAGCCGAGCAGTGGAAGGCGAACACGGGTCGCGACATGAAGCCCGCCCCGAGCGCGCCGACGAAGACCGACGCGCAGATCGCAGCGGAGAAGGCTGCGGCGGTGGCGGAAGCGAAGGCCAAGGCCGATGCGGCTGCGAGCGCCAAGCCGGCCACCGGGGGCAGCTTGTGGACCACGCCCGCCGTCGACCCGAAGGCCGATCTCGGCGTCGCGCCAACCACCAGCAAGTAGCCCCCGCGCGCGCTGTCCAAGCGCTGTCCAAGCGCCACCCCAAGTCACCGGCCTCCAAGGCCCTCACAACACGTCACCCATAGACCCTGCCGGCTACCAGCCGCGCGGGGCGGAGGCACTCCATGGCTTTTGGAGATACGGGCGTAAGCCCCTCGTACAAGCGACCCAAGTTCATCGCGAAAATCATCTTCGCCGCGGGCCTCGTGGGGGCATCTTCGGATCGTCTCGGCGTGCTGCTCTGCGGTCTGAAGACTTCCGCCGGCGCAATGGCGGTCGACTCGACGCCGGTGCAGGTCACCAGCGTCGACGAAATCGACACGCAGGCCGGCCCGGGCTCCGTGCTTGCGCGTATGGGCTATGCGGCGATGCGCGTCGCGGCCATCTACGGCGTGCCGGTGTACCTGCAAGCGGTGACGGAAACGGGTACCGCGGCCACTGCCACCATCACCATCGGCGGCACGTGGACCACCGCGGGCGAGCTCCGGTTCCGCATCGGTGGCGAGCTCGTCAGCGTGCAAGTCGGCGCTGCGGACACCCCCACTGTCGTCGCCACTGCCATCGCCGCGGCCTTCAACAAGAAGACCAGGGCGCCGGTCACCGCTGTTAGCGCGGTGGCGGTCGCCACCATCACGTCGAAGAATCTCGGTGCGATGCAGAAGGATTGGATCCTCTACTACGATCCATCGACCAGCACCGTGCCGGCGGGCCTCACGGTCGCGCTTGTGGGCTCCGCCACGGTCAACACCTTCGGCGTGCGTCTCGGCGCGGCTGGCGGGACGGGCACCGAGAACATCACCGCAAGCCTGACCAAACTCACGAGCAAGCGCTATGCGCGCATCGCGCACGCGAGCAACGACGCGACGAACGAAGCTCTGCTTGAGGCGCAGCTCATCGCGAACGGGGGGCCTCTGTCCCTCCTGCTCGAGCAAGCGGTGGTCGGCCACAACGGCACCACGGGCGCCGCGACCACGCTTGCGCAGACCACGATGAACAACCCGCTCCTGTCGCTCCTGTACATGCGCAACAGCGAGTCGCACCCTTCGGAGATCGCCGCCGCAGCCGCGACGCTACGCGCGGCGGTGGAGCAGACCACGCCCGTGGGCGATTTTGACGGCGCGGAACTGCTCGGCATCGCGCCGCAGCTCGACGCCGACCTGCTCACCGATGCGGAAATGGATCTCTTGCTCAACGCAGGCGTGACGCCCGTCGACACGGTGAATGGCACCGCGCGCATCGTCCGCGGCATCACGTCGTATTGTCTCAATGGCGCCGCGCAGGATGAGCGCTGCCTCGACTGGGGCGATCCGACGATGCCGCAGTACGCGACCATCGACCTCAAGCTCATGTATGAGACGGAGTTCCGCCCGGCGAACCCCATCGTACGACCGGACCCCGCGCCCGAGGACCCCGAGCCCACCGCCGGCATCGGCTACCCGCGGCTGTGGAATAGCAAGGTGCAGACGAAAGCCCAGGGCTACTACGACGCGGGGTGGCTGGCCTCTGCGCCGACCACCGGCACGCAGTGGGCCCCGAAGGCCAGCTGGAACAAGGCCGGCAAGTACATTGTGTGCGAGCTGAACCTCGACGTCGCGCGCGTACAGCACCGCCTCGACCAGGTTGTTCGGCAGGTCTCGAACAGCTGACGCACTGACGCTCTGACGGCACCACAAGCGCCCGCGTAGTTGCCCCATGTGGGCGCGATGCGCGGGCGCTCCAACATCACCGAGCCGCGCTCGTAACCACGACGCGCGGCTATTTGCATTCTACATGCTTGTTCGTCGGCCATGAGGCCCGCGCGCGAGCCGGAGGCGCTCCATGGCAAACCCTACGATTCGCGCGATGGCCTTCTACTGGAAGGACAAAAAGGCCGCCACGGTCAACCAGACCTCGGTCAAGATCAAGTCCGGCCGCTCGGCGCTCATGGGCGCGGAGGGGCTTCTCGCTTTCTCCCGCGGCGCGGTGATGTTCGACATCGACATCGACGAGGTCGTGCCCGTGTCGGGCTCCACCACCGTCGACGACATCTCGGCCATCCTCAACCAGGAGGACGTCGACGTTGCGGTGACGCTCGGCGGGAAGATCTTCCGCGTGACTATGGCCGTCATTTCCGCCGACTACTCCTCGGACACGGAGACCGGCAAGTGCACGGGCAAGATCACCCTGTCCGGCGGCAAGCCCAGCGTCACTTGACGGCGGGCAACTGAGTCACCGAAACACGAAGGAGCCTCGTGGGTAAGTTTTCGCAGATCACACAAGGGACGCGCGCGCGCCAGACAGAGGTATTGCCTCTTGTCGGCGCGCGTTTCGACATTTCCACCGGCGCATGGGTCGGTCCGCAAGACAAGGTGGACCTCCGCGCACTGAGCGAGGGCGAAGAAATCGAAGTCCTCCGCGACGCACGCGCCTACGCGAAAGCGCAGGGCGGTGACGCCATCGACGAGGATGCAATCTACACGCATGCGCTGCGCGTATTCACGCTGGCCAAGGCGTGCGTGGACTGCGACTCGCAAACGGGGGCAGCTACTCCGTACTTCGACGGCGGCGCGGCGCAGATCTTCGCGTCGGCGAGCCTCGGCCCCGAGCACGTCGTGTACGTCTACGAGAAGTACTTGCTGCACAAAGACGCGGTCTCGCCGTACGTGCAGGACTTCTCGCCCGAGGGCTTCTTGGAAGTTACGACGGGCATCGCTCGCGGGGATCAAAACTATTTTTTAGGTTTGCGGCCAGGTACGCTGTGGAGCTTCACGCGTACTTTGGCTGTGCTGCATCTGCACTCACTCGGTCGCAGCTCCTCACTTGGAGATCCCTTGTCGCCCTTGCCGAGGATCGCGACCAGCCTCTTGTCGAGAACGGCAACCGATGCCCCTGGCGCGGGAAGTGAGCTAACGGCGGTGGATGAGCCTGGCGACGGTGACGACGACACCAACCCGCACACGCTGCGGGGGCCGTGACCATGACCGCCTTCTCTGCCGTTGACGGGCTCGGCCGGCCGCCGCCCGACGTCATCACCGTCCCCATCAGCGCATTCGCCGACTCGTGGGATGGCAAGCCGGAGTATCCGGTCAAGGTCGGCCTCCGGCTCATCGCTGACGCCGACATCCAAGCGGCCCGCGCGCAGGCAGCGGCGTACGCCTCCAAACTGCATCCCGACATCGCCACCAGCACGGCGGCGCGCGAGGTGTGGACCGAGGCCTACAACGACGCGTGCATGCGGTGGATCGTGGCCCGCGGCACATGCGCCGATGACAACGTGGCCATGGCGTTCGACTTGTGGGCCGCAGCGCCCGAGGACATCGTGCGCGATGCTCTCACGAGCGAAGGCGTGCGGTTCATTTTCGATGCGTGGGAGCGCATGAAGGTGGCGACGTCGCCCTTGCTCCCCGAAGCCACGCAAGACGAGCTCGACCAGCTGTGGGACCTGCTGCCGGTGGGGCTTCCTACGCTGAGCGCAGACCGCCAGGCGCGGGTGCTGCGGTACCTCCGATTCTGCCTCGATGAAGTCCTGACGCCCTGACGTTCGACTGACCCGCCCCCGCACACCACCCCCATGGCAGAACTCCGCATCAAGGTCGGCGCCTCCGTCGACCGCAGCCTCACGACGGCTTACCAGCCGCTCATCGAGGCAGCGCGGAAGGCTCGTGCGGCCATCGAGGGGGAACTCAACCGCACCACCGCGGCTCGCGCGCGCTCTGCCAAGGCATCGCAAACGGCCGAGGAAAAGGCCGCGGCCGCCACCGCACGCGCTGCGGAGAAAGCCGCTGCATCCTCCGCAAAAGCTGCGGAGAAAGCCGAGCGCGCTGAGGTTCGCTCGCGCGAGAAGGCGGAGCGCGACAAGCAACGTGCGCTCGAAGAGACCGCACGAAAGGCGGAACTGCTCGCCGCACGCCAGGAGAAGGCCGCGCAACGTGCTGCCGACCGCGAGGCGCAGGCGCTTCGCAAGCTCGAAGAGCGCCGCATCCGCAAGGCCAACCTCGGGCCGGAATTCAACGGGCAGTACGGCGGGCCGACGGGCATCGGCGTGGGTGGAGCTCTCCGCGGCGGCGCGGTGAACGGCGCGATCGGCGCTGGGCGCTGGGCCGCGGGGGCAGCTATGGGCGCGGTGGGCTCGGCCGTGCGCGGCATGGGGCTCAACCTTGACATGGGCCAGCACATGGCCTCGGCCATCGACCTGGAGAAGCGTTCTGTAGACCTGTCGAACGCGGCGTACATGCCCGGTAAGACCGGCGCCGCTGGCATTCGACAGGACGCGGGGCAGCTTCAGCGCGAGGCGCGGCAAGTCGGCGCGGACACCGCCATGGACCCGAACAAGGCCATGGAGGGGTTGCAGGCGTTCGTCGGCAAGACGGGCGACTTGGAAACGGGCCGCGCGATCCTCGCCGAGATGGCTCGCCTCTCGCGCGCCACCGGGACGAACTTGGAGGACATGGTCAACGCCGCGGGCGACGTGTCCAACGGGCTCGGCGAGACCGACAACAAGGCGCAGAAGGTCTCCGACGTCATGCGGGCCATTGCCGCACAGGGCAAGGTTGGCGCCGTCGAAATCAAGGACCTCGCCACGCAAATGGCGAAGGTGCAAGCCGCCAGCGGTGGCTTCGAAGGCGACGGCGCCGCGAACATCGCCAAGCTCAACGCCATCGCGCAGATGTCCCGCTCGCGCGGTGGCTCGGCGTCGGCAAATCAGGCGGCCACGTCGACGCTTTCGTTCGCCAACACCTTCAGCAAGGGCAAGCGCATCAAGGCGTTCGACGACTTTGGCGTCAAGATCCAGGGCGAGGGCGGCAAAACGCGCGACCCGATGGAGATCATTAAGGACTCGCTGCGCGCTGCCAGCTCCGAGAAGAACGGCGGCATGGCCAAGTTCGATCTCAACATGAACAAGATGTTCATGGACACTCGGGCTCGCGCCGGCACCAAGGGGTTCGAGCAGATTTTCAAAGAGAACGGCGGCGGCGAGGCGGGCATCCAAGCCGTCGCTCTGGCCATGCAAGAACTCGAGGGCGCGACGATGTCGCAAGCCGAGGTGTCGCGCTCGTTCAACAAGAGCATGGAGACCACCGAGGCCAAGACGCAGGCCTTCAACAACGCGATGTCGGGCGTCGCCGCAGACATGAAGGACGTGCTGGCGCCGGCCCTGACGGCACTTGCTCCAGTGGTGGTGAGTGCCGCGAAGGAGTTCGCGGGTTTGGTCGCGTGGATGACGGGCTCTCCGTTTCACACGACCACGAAGAACGACAGCGCGGATGCTGCGAACGCGGGCGCAGAGATGCGTGGCGCGATCAAGGATATGAAGCCCGACGCGCAGGGCCGACTCACTGGCACCGTCCGTGGTGACACCGTGAGCAAGGGCGCCGAAGCCGAGAAGACGCTTGAGGCAGAGATCCTGAAGAAGCAACGGCAGCTCAACAAGGACAAGAAGAACGATCGCGACACCAGCGCGAGCATGAACTTCGTGACCGGCGGCGGCTTTGCGCTCGCAAGCTGGCTCACTGGTGTTGGTGGCGCGAAGGACGACAAGCGCAAGACACAAGAGAGTGAAATCAAGCGCCTCCAAGACGACTTCGTGAAAATGCACGAAACCAATAAGCAGGTCTCGGCAATGCTCCAGACCGGCGTGCTCCGCGTCGAGGTCGTCAAGCAGCCGGCGCCCGCCGCGCCGCTCCCCGGCGTGAGCGACGCAGGCCGTACCGGCAACCCATCTGCCCCCGCTCGCTGATTCGCACCACCCACCACCATGGCAAACGACACCTATTTCGACTCGCTGAAACCGGCGAGCTTCGACGGCATTTCGTTTCCCGTGGAAGGCGTGTCAACGACGGGCGGCTACCGCATCCACGTGCACGAGTTCCCGCACACGGCGGGCGGGCAAATCGAAAAGCTCGGCCGCCGGCTCTACCACATCAAGATGCGGGCGTTCTTCGCCAAGCTGCCGGGTTCCAAGCTCGACCAGCTCTATCCCGACCTCTACCCCTACGCGCTGTACAACCTCCGCAGCGTGTTCGAAGACGGCAAGACGAGCGACCTCGTCATCCCCACCGTAGGCACCATCCGTGCAGTCTGCACAGAGTGGCCGCAGCAGATGACGGCGGCAAATCGCTCGGGCGAGACCGCGGATTTCGAGTTCGTCGAGGACTCGGAGAACGACAACCTCTTCGAGAACAAGGCGGAGTTCGGCGACGGAACGCTCGCGACAAAGAACGACGCGCTGCAAATCGAAGCGGCATCGCTCAACCCCAAGCCGACCGTGTTCGACGCCATCAACAGCGCAGTGAGCCAGGCGCTCGCGTACGTGGGCGCCGTCGATCAGGTCAACTACCTGGTGTCGAGCAAGCTGCTCTGGGTCGCCGACCTCTGCCGCACCGCCGATCGCACGCTGCTCGAGCTCAACCAGCCGAGCAACTGGCGAATCGTCGAAGCGCTGAAGGACGTGCGCGCCGAGTCGCTGAAGCTGGCGACCGACACCGCCGGCACAAAGAAGGTTTTGCAACAGTACATCGTGCCGAAGACCATGTCGGTCACCGACGTAGCAGCCTCGCTCTACGGCGACGCGAGCCGGGGCGTGGACATCATTCGGCTGAACGAGATTTCGGACCTCTACGCCATCCCGCGCGACACGCAGCTCGTCTACCTGGCGGACCAGTAGCCCCTCCTGGGCGCACCACCCACCCACCCATGGCATCCTTCGGCACCCTCAGCGACGGCACGGTCGATGACCGCGTGCGCATCGTGCTCAACAGCCAGACGGTTCGCATCGCCGAGTCCTACCAGGTCAAGACGGCGATCCTCCAACAGCCGTCGGCGTTCTCTCTCCAGCTCGGCTCGGGTGACACCGCGCAGACGCTGATCCGCAAGTACCCACCGCGCACGCCGTTCCAACTGCGCATCGGCAACCTGCCGCAGTTCTCGGGCGAGACCGACGGCTACGAGGCAAGCGATGGCACCGGGGCAACTCAAGTCGCCATCAAGGGCCGCGACTATCTTGCGCGCCTCCACGACGCCGACGTGCAAGCCGAGCAGTCGTTCAAAGACGCGAATTACGCGCAGATGATCCGCGCCGCGATGAAGGCTACGGGCCTGTCGGATCGCATCCTCCAAGTCGACAACAACGCCAACCGGAAGATCCGCGCGGGCTCTGGTGTCTATGTCATCGCCTCGCCGAAGACGGGCACCGAGGTCACCGAGCAAGCGTCAGGGCAGGGCACGCGGCACGTCATCGAGGCCCACCTCGGAGAGACGTGGCTCTCGTTCTGTAACCGCCATCTCGAGCGCGCGGGCCTGTTCCTGTGGTGCGACTTCGAGGGCAACCTGGTTGTATCGCGGCCGAACCCACGACAGCGCCCCGTCTACAAATTCACGCGGCGCCGTGGGCAGAAACAGAACATCTGCAACGTCGAGGCGAGCAAGTTCCTCAACGACACCACGCGCAGGTTCTCCGGCGTCAACGTGTACTCCCGCACCGGTGGCCGCAAGTTCCACCACACCGCGCTCAAGGGCGGTTTCGTCGACCCGGAGATGGTGGCCCTCGGCTACGAACGGTCGCGCACGTTTCGCGACGTCGCAGCAACCACGCACGAGCAAGCCGAGTTCTACGCGAGGCGCAAGATTGCCGAGGCGAACCGCGCAGGCTGGTCGTTGCAATATACACTGAGCGGCCACGTCGCTCCGTCGCTCATGGGCGATGGTCTCGCGGTCATCACGCCCGACACCGTCGCGCACGTGCAAGACGACGAGTACGGCATCGACGAAGACCTCTACATCGAATCGGTGGAGTACCGCAGCCCGCCGACGACGACGGTGGTCACAATGATGCGGCTCAAGGACTTGGTTTTCGGAGCTGACGAGTAGGGGCGTTTGCCCAAAGAGCAACCATGTACAGCCACATCCCCTTCGACTTCGCGCAGAGCATCCTCTCCGAGTACGACGAAGACGGCGTGCTCGGCGTGCAACTCGACCACTACGGTGGCGAGGGGCACGCGACGTCGGAGGTGCACTCGCCGTTCGGCTTTCAAGCGCGGCCTTTGGATCCCGACAAGGACGCGAGCGGAGAGCCCGGCGCCGGCTGCGCGGTGCTCTGGTGGCGCGAGGGCGGGCAGACGCACGCGATGCCGCTCAACGACCACCGCGTGCGCGAGCTGCTCCCCAAGCTCCGCAAGGGCGGGAGCATGATGTACTCGGGCTCGGGCAGCTACGCTGTGTTCGACGGCGAAGACCCGGCCAAAGTGGCGCGCCCTGGTAGCTTCATCGTCGGCATTCCGTACACGAGCGGCGGCAAGGACCGCGCGCACACGCTCACGCTCGACAAGCGCACGGACGGCAGCGAATCGGTTTCGCTGCGGCACGGCTCCGGCATGGGCGTGCAGATGGTGGCGGGCGGGAAGAATTCGATCGTCATCCGCAACGCCGCGGGCGACGCGTACGTCGAGATCAACGACGACGGCGTCATCATCAACGGCGAGCTCAAGGTCAACGGCGCCATCACCTCGGGCGACCCCGGCACCTCTGAAGCGCTGGTCAAGCTCGAGGCGCTTGCGCTCTGGGCGCAGGGTATCGAGCGCTCGATGGCCACGGGCAACGCAAGCGGTCCCATCGTCGTGACGACGCCCTGGGCGAGCGTCGAAAAGCAGGTGGGCTCGAAGCTGGTCAAGGGCGGCTGAGGCCACCGAAGGACGAAACCATGGGCTGCAACTTCCCCGCAGTGACGCTCTCGCTGGCGTCGCTGGACCTTCCAACGTTCGCCGCGCCCGCGCTCCCCAAGTTGCCACCGGTGAGCCTGTTCGTCGACTTCGGTCTGCCGCTCCCTCCCGCGCTTTCTCTCGCGTCGCTGGACTTCCCGACCGTCACGCCGCCGGCATTGCCCAAGCTTCCGCCGCTACCGCCCATCGACATCACGCTCCCGACGCTGCCAGCGCTCTCCCTCGCCTCTCTCGACTTCCCCACGCTCACCCCGCCCAAGCTGCCCACCATGCCTACCTTGCCCTGTCCGTTCGACGACGTTGGGGGCCAGTGATGGGCGCCGGACTCTATCCTGCGGGCGTCGGCGGCGCCGGCTTCGACCCGCCGAAGTCCTACTCACAACGGACCATCGTCACCGTCGCGCAGATGCCGAAATTCGACATCGGCACGCGGCGCATCGTTCTCGACGCGAGCGGCAACGCGGTCACCGTGCACCCGGTCGACCACCAGGTTGCGATCGCACTCGGCATCGTACAGCGCTCGCTTTCCTCCGCCGCAGCGACGGGGCTCCAGGTCTCCCGCGTGCGCGCGGCTCGCCGTGAGAACGCCGCCGACATCGTGCAGGACATGGTCCGCGTGTCGCTCGCGGCGCTCCTCAAAGCGAAGGACATCGCACTCGACAGCGTGGTGACCGAGTGGCGCAACGGCAGCGTCGCGTTCGAGGTCACGTACCGCAATCTCCGGCTCCCCACGAGCCGCCCCACCATCCTCACCGGAAGCGCATAACATGGCACTCGACCGACTCCCCGGCCGCTTCCAGACGCCGACGCGGCAAGAGATCCTCGACCGCTACCAGCGCGACTACAAGCTCCGCATCCCGGGCGCGGCCACCGGCGACAACAGCCTCCCGTTCATCGAGGGGAGCATCCTCGCCGACCAGCTGATGCCGGTGCACGCCAATGCGGAGAGCGTCGGCAACAACACTGCGCTCGACAGCATGACGAGCGACGGGCTAGAGCTCGAGGCGTCGGACATGGGCCTGGCTTCGCGCCTACCCGCTACCGGTGGCAGCGGCTTCGTGGTGGTGGTCGTCAGCGCGGGTGGGGCAACCATCTACGCCGACGACGAGATCCGCCACGAGGCGACCGGCTACCGCTACCGCTGCACGCAGACCGCGCTCTACACCGACGGCGCGCTTGTGCCCATCGAAGGCATCGACGTCGGCCCGCAGACCAACCTTGCCGCGGGCGTGGTGCTTACGTGGACGTCGCCCCGACCCGGTGTCGGCCAAAAGGCCGCCATCTACCAGGCGAGCAACGGTCGCGGGCTCCAGGGCGGACGCGACGAGGAGACCAACGCGGAGATCGCAAACCGCATCCGCGCAGCGAAGGCGGCATCGGCGGACGCAGGCAACGCGGCGGAAATCCGCAAGCTCGTCACCGAGACGCCTGGCGTGCCCGTGGAGGCCGTTTTCGTCTACCCCGGCATCGCTGGCCCAGGCTCCACCGCTTGGGCCTTTACGCTGCGCCCAGGCACGCCTGGCGGGTCTCGCGCGCCGACTCCCGTGCAGATTGCCGCGGCCCTCGCGCACGTCGTGGGGCTTCTCCCCGGCGACGACGGGCATCTGGCGTGCAGCATTGACGAGACGAGCACTGACGTATCGCTGAGGGTCAAATGGGCCCAGGGCGCGGTGGGCTGGCGCGATCGCGTTCCGTTCCCTGGTTACGCCGACGCCGCTGTGGTGAGCACCGCTGGCACCGCGCTGTCGTTCAGTGTGACGACCAGCGGGGCAGCTCCACAAGTGGGGCAGACCATCGCCTTCTACAATAAGACGACGGGCACCTTCGTTCCGAAGCGAATCCTCACCGTGGGGGGCGTGGGCCCGTACGCGCTCACCATCGACCCGTCGAACGCATCTTCGGATGTGAACTACGTGCCCGCGGCTGCCGAGACCTTCTGCCCGTGGTCCGACTCGCTGGTGGATCTCGTGCTCCCGGTCACCACCGCGTTCGCTGGGCTCGGCCCCGGTGAGCAGGTCGCATCGGGCTCTCTGTTCGATGAGGGACTACGCCAGCGGCGCGACCCGGTGTCGCCCACCATTCGCCCGTACACGCTGTTCAACACCGACTTTGACCGCGTGAAGGCACTCCCGACGGTGCAGGACTACACGGTCATTGCGCCGACGATGCCGTACGACACCCCGGTGGGGGTCGCCGGTGTGAGCTCCAAACTGCTCAAGCTCGGCACGCTGCTCGCGTTCCCGCTCTGAAAGGCCACCATGCCCTCATCGAACACGCTCACCTACGACGACGCGGTGCCGCACCGCCCTGCGCTGTCCGAACTCGGCGGCGGTACGAAAGAGAACCGCCCGGGCTACGCGCCCGATCCGGTGACGATGCCGACGGCAGAGGACTTCAACCAGATGTCCAAGCAGCTCGCGGCCCTTGGCGCCATGGCTCCGCTGGTCCAGTTCGACGTGGTGATCACGGCGGGAACGCCTGCGATCGCAAACTTCACCTCGCTCCGGCAAAACCTCGTGCTCGGCGATTTCACGGTCACCGATGCGGGCGTCGGCAGCACGCAAATCTCGTGGCTCGCAACCAAGTTGCCCCCGCTGGGCCGCGGACCGTTGGCAGGCCTCACGCAGAACACGGCAAACGCCGACGGGGTGAAGGCGTTCTACACGACCGTGAGCAGCAACCCTGCGGTGCAGGTCGTGACGAGCGTCGGCGGCGTCGCGACCGACATCAACTTCACCGTGCAGATTTACTGACTCGCTCACTGCTGGACAACACCACCATGCCGCTCTTCTCCTGCTTCACGAGTTTTGGCCAACTGGATTTCTCCAGCCAACCATCCGACGCGGAGAAGGTCTACCGGTCGATGGTGGGCGCGTACACCAACCCGTCCAACGGCGCGCAGGCCTTCGACATGACGCCTGGCACGCACATGGAGGCGCACGTCTACGCGACCGCCATGGCCATCGCCGACGCCAACGCCGCGGTGAAGCGCGCAGGCAACCAGCGGCGCGGTGCAACGACGTACGACATGTTGCCGGCGCTCGAAAACAAGCTCGGCGTCACGCCAGGGCCCACCGCCACCATCTCGCAGCGGCGCGCGGCGTTGGTGGTGCGAACGAAGCGCGAACGTGGCGCACGCCGTGAGTCGGTCGAGGATGCATTGCGCACCGCGCTCGGCTCTCGATTTGTCGCCTACCGCCCCATCGCCGCCAGCGAGGCGACCAAGTGGCCCGCGGCGCCTGGCACCGGGCCGGGTGTCTTTCGCCGCCTCGGCACGCCGCTCCAGGCCATCCGCATCCTCGAACCGGTGACGACGGGCGCGACGACGGTGGCGTACGAGAACATCGACACGAGCGCGCAGGAGATCCGCATCGAGGTCGGCAACGTGCTCTGCCTCGACCCGTCGAACCTGGGCCTTGCGGAGCGCATCATCATCACCGGCTCGACGGGGGCGGGTAGCACGCGCGAGATATCGTTCGTCGCCGCCAAGGCCCACGACGAAGGGTGTGGCGCGGTGAACCAGGCGCCGATTTGGTGGAGCAACAAGCGCCACTCATGGGTCATCGTCGACACCGCCGCCAACGCCGCAGACCCCGAGGTGCGCCGCATCGTCGCGGAGGTCATGGGCCGGCTCGCGCGGGGCGTCTCTCTGTGGTCGGTGGCTGCTCGCAGTGGGGCGAACATCGGCGGCTTCCAGCTCGACGTCACACCGCTCGGCACGGGGCCCCTCTCCGTGTTCCCCATCATCTCGCCATAGTCGCTGACCGTCGCACGCTGAGCAGCCCCACGAGCACTACCACCCATGGCCCACTTCACCCGCACGCTCTCCGACGCCACGTGGATCAACGGCTACGTGCCCACCGGCGCGAACCTCGACTCGCTCGACGGCAAGACGGTCAAGGCCATCAACGGCGACGGCGGTGGCAGCTGGTCACCCGCAACGGCAATCACCATCGGCGGCGCGGGGGTGCGTATGGTGGGGGCAACGCTCGGCATGAATGCCGGCAACGTGCTCCCGGCGGCCGGCAAGAAGATTCGCTTCGGGAACAACGACTACTTCAAGAAAGCCTACGCCGTCTCGCACATGGTGGCGCTATCGGACGCCATCCACCAGCAGGACCAGCGTGGTGATTGGCGCATCTCGACGCTGTTGTCTGACTCCGGCGTGCAGTCCCTTCGCGCCGGCGCCAAGCTGCGCGCGCAAGTGCGTGTGCACGATGGCGCCGCGCTCTACCTCGCGCGATTCCACTTCCGGATCTACGCGGTGCACACGGTCGTTCCGTCGCAGTTGCCGCAGTTTCGCATGTTCCGCGTCGGCATGACCGGCGTGCAAGAGCCGATGGCGAGCGGAGCCGGCGTGTCGCCCGATGGTTGGGTGCCGCTCACTACGCCGGCCAACCTCGCCGCGTACGACCAAGGCGTCACGCAGGGCGCAGGCAAGTCGGTGCAGAGCTTCGACTACACGGTCAACCTCAACAACGTGATCGATGTCTCGAAGTACCGCTACTACGTCGAGATCATCGAAGAGGCTGGATCCAACAACTGGACCACCATCGGCGGCGGGGCACAGGGCAATGACTTCTCGCACGTGCTCTTGGCCTCCACGAGCATCACGGACATGCGGTTCCAGTGACGGACTGACGAGCACCACCCATGCCACACAACAAACACCTCTCTTTCGCCGGTCAATGGCCGGGCGCAAACACGGTTTACGGGCCGACGCTGCGGCAGCTCGACCAAGCCATCTTCGAGGCCATCAACGGCGACGACGGTGGCACGTGGACGCCGCTCACTCCGGTGTCGATTGGTGGCCAGGGCATGCGCGTCGTCACCACGAGCAGCCTTATCTCTGGCGACGTCATCACGCTTCCGAAGAGCGGCGGCATCAAGCTGCTCGACAACGATTGGCCCACCTTCGTTGCGGCGCGCACGCGGTCGGTGTTCGTCCCGTTCTCCAGCTGGACCGAGACAACGAACGACTTCAACCACAACACCGACGCATCGCTCTTCTTTCCCAAGCGCAACGGCCTTCAACCTGGCGTTGGCATCGGCATCACGGTGCCGCTCAACGATGCGCTACGACTCCACAACGGCGCGACGCTGTCGAGCGTGGACATCCGCATGCGCGTTCCCGTGCCGCACCAAGGCTCGGGCTCTGCTGCCGCCATCGCGTCGGCTTTCTCGCTCTACCGCACAAGTCCCGGCGCCACTACGCAGTACCTCAACAGCGCAGGCCTTGGCCTCGTGACGGACCCGGTCGCTTCGCTTGACGCGTACTACGCCGCTGGGCTGCCGCGAACGGTGACGTACACGTGCAACCAGAACAACACCGTCGATACGGCTTCGTGGTCGTACATCCTTCAGATCACCGACCAGGCAGACGCGCTCGGTGTGCAGAACGAGTACCTCGGTGCGACACTGAACTTCACCAACATCCTCACGATGGCGTTCGAGTAGCCCATGCCCAACTTCACGCGCACGCAGCTCACCGGCACGTGGACCGGAGGCAGCTACACATTCACGCCCGCCGACATGGCATCGTTGGACGCCAAGCAGTTCGCCATGGTGAACGGCGATCGCGGCGGCATGTGGGCGCCATCGAACACGCTCGACATCGGCAACGCGGGGCTCGCACTTACGGGGCCTCTTCAGCTTGGGCGAGCAGGGTCTCTCTCAACCAACCTCGCCAGCGGAGCGCGCATCAAGCTCAACGCAGGCGAGTGGCCTCTGTTGGAACCAGGCCACACCGGCCGCACGCGGCGCATTGCGCAGCACGTTGCCCCCGCCCGAACCGCGCAGCTTGGCGACGTGCAGTTCGGCACGGCGGGGCAGCTCCGCACGATGGCGCTGAGCATCCGCAAGGGCGACGATATCGTCACGCAGCCCGAGTTCGTCACGCCGCTGCGCGTGCACAACGGCGCCACGCTGAACAAGGTCTCGTTCTACTTTCGCGTCCCGGTTTCGCGCACGACTGCACCCCTCCAGGCGCCTCGCTTCCGCGTGGTGCGCCTCGACAAGGGCACCGGCCTGACGTACCCGCTCAAGACCACCACCGACGGCACCGGCTACGACTCGCCGACCAACGTGCAGGATGCAGCCACCTGGTACGCTGGTGGCGCGGTGCAGACCTTCGACTACGTGCCCGACGCTGGCACGGTCATCGACACGCTGAACAACGCGTATTTCACGCAGACGATCGAAGAGCGCACCGCGGCCGATAAGACGGTGCGGCCTGACGGCAAGCTACTCCGTGAAATCAAGGCCGACGTCGTCGCGGCATCGACAGTGACGATGGCCCTCACAGGGTTGCCCACCATCGACGGTCAGACGCCATCCGCAGGGCAAGCGGTGCTGCTCAAGAACCAGAGCACCGCGCGCGAAAACGGCATCTGGCTGGTGTCGTCTGGCGGCTGGACGCGTGCCGGCTACTGCGACGACACCGCCGACATGACCCGCGGATTCCTCGTGCGCGTTGCTATCGCTGGCGCCGCTGCATCGGTCAACGGCGGCACGGTGTGGCAGTACGCCACCCCGTTTCCGATGACCTTCTCGGGCACCGGCATCAACGCGCTTGGCTCGTCGGATATTACCTTCGAGCCGGCGACCGGGCAGGGGAACATCTACTACGGGTCGGTGGCGGAATTCGCGCTGACCGACATGCAGTGGCAGTAGCCCGCCGCTGACCGCAATCGCCACGAACGCAGAGTAGTTGCCCCTCGGCTGCGCCGCAGAGTCGCGCCGTCTCACCGAACCACCGCGCTGCACAAGCGCCGGCCCGACAACCCAACGCCATACCCACGACAGGCCCAACGCCCATGCCGACGCCCCCGTACGCCAAAGTTCTGACCAGCATCGCAGGCGACACCGCCGTTGCGGGCAAGCGCACCGTCGTGGGTGGCGTGTCGACAGTGCAGTTCTCCGGCGAGTCGACGGTCGGATGGACGCAGCAGCGCTGGGAGCTCTACGCGTACCCCGTCGGCTTCACTGCTCCCGCCGGGTGGACGCTCGACGGCTCGACGCAAATCATCTACTCCACCGCCGTCACGCCGCCGAGCTTCGCGCTGCCGGCGGCGGCGACTCGGTGGGGCAAGTGGCTCATTCGCCTGCTCGTCAACGAGGGCGTGAGTAACAGCCAGGCCGCGGCGCAGCTCAAGGACGAAGTCGGCGCGTCAGTGTCCGTCCCATCGCCAAAGGGCCAGGTGGACGTCGCCGCTCTCGAGAGCACGCAGGCCGACACGTTCCGCGGATGGGTGGCCGACTACCAGGCAAACCTACGCATCATCGAACCGCAGCTGGGTGGGGCAGGTGGCAGCGACGCCACCACCATCGCCAACGGCATCGTGCGGCTTGCCGGAGACCTTGGGGGCAACGGAACCGTCGCCGCGGCGCCAACCGTGAGCGGCATCACCGGCGCGCCGACGACGGGCAAAGTTACGCACGCCGAGACCTACCACGAGCTCCTGACGGCCAACCAGCGGTTGCGGGATGAGCGTTTCGAGTTCTCGCTCACGGGCTCGGCCGACGTCGTGTGGTCGCTCACCATGCCGACCGGCGAAAGCTGGGTCGTCGACTACGAGCTCGTCGCGCACATCGTCGGCGGCGGCAACACAAACCTGTACCGCGCCACGCGCAAGATCAAGAACGTCGCGGGCACGCTGACGGTCACCACCATCGGGACCGACGTCTCAAGCGAAGACCTCGCCGGCACCATCGACTACACGACGACGGGCACCACCGTTCGCCTGCGCTACACGAAGCCGGCGGGGACGTGGCGCGCGGTGGGCCGCGTGACCATAGACGGGGCGGTGGCCTGATGCTCGGCTTTGGTTTCGGCAGCCGCGCTAAGGCCGCGTCCATTTTCGACCCGGCGACGCAGAGCTGGGACGCGCTGTTTCTTGCGCCGTATGCGTCCAGTCCGTGGGCTGGCACCGCGAGCCTTGGCACGTCTGGCAGCCGCTCGCTCGCTGAGGCAACGAACCCACCGACCGCCGGAACGCCGGTCAACGGCAAGGCGCCATCGACGTACAACGGGACCACCCAGAAGCTCACCGACGTCGCGAATATCTCGACGTACATCACCACGACGGAGGGGACGGCCACCGCGTGCATCTACGTGGCAGGCCTCACCGGCGGGTCAGCGACCGGCTACGACAATCCGGGCATCCTCGTCGACTTGGCCGGCGGGAACTTCGGCCTTCACGTCGGCGGGGCGGGGAACGACAAGTTCGTCGCCTACCTCTACGACTCCATCGTCGGAGCGAAGAAGGCGGAGATCACAATCCCGCTTACGACGTGGATTTTTATCCAGTTTCGCTGGAAAGCGTCGGCCACTGTTTGCGAGGCGCGACTCAATGGTGGCGCATGGGTGCCGCTCAGCGGCGGCGCAATGACCAACATCAACGGCACGCTTGCGTCCCTTGCGGCGGTGGGCCGCGACTGGGCGCAGACCAAGTTTTTCAACGGGTCGATTCTCGCGTTGGCGTGCTCGAAGACGCTCAAGAGCGACATCGAGCTCGACAACTTTCGCGCGTACCTCAACGGCACGTACCCATCGATTTCGGTGTAGCTCATGCACGACAAGCCGCCCCCCATGCGACCGCCCGCGCGCTCGCATACCGAGCACGACTCCGTTCCGCGCGCGCCGCTGGTGCCGCACGGCATGCCCGTCGCGTCGGTCATCCCCGCGCAGGAAATCCCCGCACGACTCGCCTCGGTGACGTCGCGCGTCGACGAGCACGACTACCGGCACGCCGAGACCGAGCGCCGGCTGGTGGCCGCCGAAGCCGAGCTCGTGCGCCTGCGTGACCAGGACGCGGTGCACACACGGGGCATCGCCGCTGCCGAGCAGGCCTACGGCGAAGTGCTCGCCAAGGTGTCGGCGGTGCACTCGACGCAGGTGGAGATGCTCGACGCGGCGAACGCCAGCAAGCGGGCATCCGAGGGCGCGCAGTCCGCAAGCGTGTCGACCGACATCCAGGTCACCACGCTTGCCCAGCGCTCTCCCACCAAGCGCACCACGTGGACCGCTCCGCTGGTCGCTGGCGTGCTGGTGGCGCTCGCCCAGGCCGCCATGCACGAGGCGTGTGCGGGCGCGGCGCGCACGGGGGCAACTGACTCTACGGCGACAGACGATGCCGGCGTGCTGGCCACGCAGGCGCAACAGAAGGACATGCCATGACCATCACCGAAACCGCAACGCACGTGGCGCAAGCCGTGCTCGCGTGGACCGCAGCACACCCAAGCCTCACGACCATCATCGTGCTCCCCATCGCAGGCGCCGTCGTGAACTTCATTCTTCGCACTCGGACCACCGAAGAGCTGGCCAGGCTGCCCCGGCCTGTCGCGCTGTTCGTCACATTCATGCGAACAATCTTCCCCGACCCGGCGCCCATCATGGCGCTCATCGCCGGCGCACTACTCCGCCAGCAAGTGACGCCGATTCCCGGTGTGGAGAGCATTCCGCCGCCGCCACGCTCGCCGAAGGACTTGCTGCCACCGCCCGCGGGTGGATTCGGTGGCAGCGGGTCTGACGTCGTCATCACGAACAAGCCGAGCGACGACGCATGAGCGGCACGACATACAAGCCCACCGCCGGCCCGCCGATGCCCCCGGCGGGTGAGGCCGTCGACATGCGCGATCTGCGCGTGCTGCGGTCCGACATGGCCAATTTCCAGGCCGACATGGGCGGTCGCCTCGACACTGTCGACCGTCGCGGCATGCTCACCGACGAGAAGCTCGAACGCGTCATCAGCGCACAACGCGTGCTGCTCGCCGAGCTGACGTCGATGCGGACCGCGGCGGCTGCGGCCGCCATTGCGTCGGCCCAGACGCCACGCATGCCGGCGCCTGACCGTCGTTGGTATGCGCGGCAAGCTGCCATCATCGTGCTGGTCGGCATCGTCGCCTTCCTCTCCTCCTGCATCGGTCAACGCGTGGGGCTCCCATGAGTCAGTACGGCAGCGGGCTCCGCGTCCTCCGTGGCGACACCGTGTCGTGGCCTTCGGCGGCGACCAACCCCGATGGCTCGGCTGTCGACCTCACCAGCGCAACGGTGGCGGCTCGACTCGAGTCCACCGACGGCACGCTCATCGCCACGCTCACGGTGACCATCACCAACGCGGCCGGCGGGCTCTTCACCATCTCCGCGACTGACGTCGCAAGCGCATCGTGGCCGGTTGGCGATGCGCGGCTCCTTATCCACTACACCATCGGCTCGACGGTCTCGACCGTGACGACGCCGGTGCGCATCGACCGCGGCTGGTAGCCGCCGACAGCCATGCCAACCACGACCATCCGACCGAGCTACCCGACGACCGTCGTGCAGACTGCGACCGGTGAGACTGTCATCCAGCCGACGCCGTTCGCCGTCACCACCATCGACGGCGGAGTGGGCCCGCAAGGCCCGCCGGGGCCCGCTGGTCCCATCGGCCCGACCGGCGGCAGCACCGTCGCCAAGGTAGCAGCGCAAACGCTTTCCGGTCACCGCATCGTGCGCACCGTCGATGCAACGCAGGTGGACTACTGCGACGCCGACACGCTCGCGCATCGCGACACGTTGCTTGGCATGACCACTGGGGCGGCTATCGCTGGCGCCTCCATCAACGTGCAGGCGGCCGGCGAAATCGACGAGCCTTCGTGGTCGTGGACGCCAGGACAGCCGGTGTTCTGCGGGCCCAACGGAACACTGACGCAGACGTATTCCGCGGCGTGGAAGTTCGCCCGCATCGTTGGCTGGGCGCAGTCAGCAACACGCATTTGGTTCTCGTTGCGAGAGCCCATCACCCTCTGAATCCGAGGTCTGACACATGGCAAAGTACATCGCGAACGTCGCTGGGCAACTCACCGAGGTTGCCGGCCTCGCTATCTCCGCTGGAGCGGGTGACGCTGGCAAGATTCCGCAGCTCGACGGAGCCGGGCGAATCGACAACAGCATGATGCCCGTGGGCATCGGAGCTGACACCGCCACCATCACCACGAGCGAGGCGCTCGCAGCAGGTGACCTCGTCAACGTGTGGAACTCCAGCGGCGCCAAGGTGCGCAAGGCCGATGCATCTGTTGCGGGCAAAGAGGCGCACGGGTTTGTGCTCGCCGCGTTCGGCTCCGCCGCCTCTGCAACGGTGTACTTCGAGGGCACCAACACGCAGATCACCGGCGCCACTCCCGGGGCGCTTTTCCTCTCGACGACGCCGGGCCTCACCACGTCCACGGCTCCGAGTGCTGCCGGAAATGTTGTACAGCGGGTCGGGTTCGCCACCTCGGCAACCGCGATGAATTTCCAATCGCAGCCGCCTGTGACGCTGGCCTGACATGGCAGTTCGAAAAGCGCTCGTCATCATCTCTGGCGCAGTCCAGGAGATGCCCGGCGGGGACACGCTTGCGGGCGCGGGTGGTGGTGGTGGTGGCGCCACCATCTTGCAAACCTCACTCGTGGTAGGCGTGGCGCAGTACGGCTCCGCAGTCGTGAGCGTCGCTGTGGTTGGTACATCCGCCACGTCCAATGTCCTTGCCCAACTTGCACCCAACGACGAGTGGGACGCCGACGACCTCGCAGAGTTCGATGTTGTCGCCACTCCGACCACGGACGCGATCGCGTTCACCATCCTACGCAATGGCCCCATCGGCGGGACCTTCGCCGTCAACTACCAGGTGACACCGTGAGCATCATCAAGAACCTTTTGAACGCGTTTGTCCCGGTGCGCGAGTCACGCAACTCCTTCGTCGCTGGGCTCGCAACCGTGAACGCGGAGTTGGTGCACAACGTGGACGGCGACGAGTCCACGTTGATCTCCGTCGCGGGGTCTTCGCCCGTCGGCACGCTGGAATTCACGGGCTCCGTCGATGGCACCAACTTTTTCCCCATCCCGGCGCTCGTCATGGCTGGCACTGGCGGCACAGTTCCGGTCGCATCGTTGGCGCTCATCACGGACACGCTCGCAGCAACCAACACGCTTCGGGTCTACGCGGTGCGCACGGCGCAGCTCGCCAAAGTGCGTGTACGCCTGAGCGCTTGGACGAGCGGTAGTGTGGACATCGCGATTCGCTCGGACTCGCAGCGGTCGTGCCACCCAGGCATCAACGATCGGGTGTCGTCGCCGTTACTCGTGACCGCTACCGCTGCGGTCGGTGTGACCATCACGGCCACGCTACCAGCCGCCGCAGGCCTGCGTCACTACCTGGACTTCATCAAGGTTCGGCGGTCCGCTACAGCGGCGCTCACCGCCTCTGCAACGCCGGTGCTGGTGACAACGACCAACCTCCCAGGTTCGCCGGTGCTGACCTTTGGATCGGACGCTGGCGGCATCGGGTTGGATGTGGAGCAGACGCTCGACTTCGGCGGCGCTGGGCTGGCAGCGACCGCAATCAACACCGCAACGACGATCGTTTGCCCGGCCTACGCGGGCGTCATCTGGCGCATCACGGCGGCGTACCGCCTCGGAGTGTGAATCATGAACATCATCCCCATCCGCATTCGCCACCACGTGAGCCTCTGCATTGCGTGGCTGCTCGTGTTCGTGTTCGCCGCGCTCGTGTCGGCGCTGTTGCAGTCGTGCTCACCCGCCCAGGCCAAAGCCGCGCCGCGCGAGACCGCGCGAGCTGTCGTGCTGACCGTCGCCGAAGCCGTGCGCACCGCCGACACCCTCTGCGCCACCGTCGCCTTGCGCATCGGGGCCGACGACCGGGCGCGAGGGCGAGCTCTCGCCGTCTCCTGCGCGGATGCCTACGACGTCGCCCGCCCCGCCGTCTTGGCGGCTGCAACCGCCGTGGACGCGTGGGACGCGGGCGACCATCGAGGCGTGGTGTGCGGGCTGGCCACCGCCGGCAAGGCACTCGGGCAGATCGCCGAGAGCATCCGAGCTACGGGCGCCAAGCTGCCGCCGGTGGTCGAGGACGGCCTGCGCCTGGTGGGCGCTCTGGGGGTGTGCTCGTGAGCCGGTCAAAGCAAATCAAGAGCATCAACGGCGCCGATTGGGGCGTCTACTTCGACTGCCCGGGATGCGGTGAGGCGCACCGCATTCCTACCGCGCCAGATCCGAGCCGCGCGTCGTGGTCGTTCAACGGCAACTACGAGCGGCCCACGCTATCGCCGTCGATTCTGGTGCACCCCCGAAACGACATTGCTGATGACGGGTCCGTATACCGCACGCCGCAGTGCCACTCGTTCGTTGTGGATGGTCGCATCCGCTACGAGCCCGACAGCACGCACAAGCTCGCTGGCCAAACTGTCGACCTGCCCGAGGTGACCCAATGAGCCTCTTGGAAGACCTCGCCGAGCGCGCCGCCGGCACCGCGCTCGACCACGTCCTACGCGCGGCCCTGGAGCTGGGAGGCCGGGAGCTCGAGAGCATCTTCGAGCGCGGCGCCCAAGGCAACGACGGCGCCGTCGCCGAGCGCGTGCGCGCGATCCTCTCCGAGCGAAGCGAGAGCCGCCGCGCCGCCGAGAGCCTCAGTGCGCCCGGCGCTTGACCCATCCACGACGAGAGCACTGAACGCCATGCATCAGCCAGTAGACCAGAACGACCTCGTGACCCTCGTGCCGTGTCCGCGGTGCAAGGAGTTCGGGTTCTCTGCGGCCTGCACGCTGGTGGGCCCCATCGTCCGCGCCGAGTCGCTGCACATGGTGACGTGCGAGGTGCGCGCGGAGTGGCTGGAGATACGTGCACGATACAAGCACGGCAGCGGGGAGTACTCGATTCACGCACCGATACAGGATGACACCGCCAAGGAGCCCGAATGAGCGTCGTAGGTTCGCTGACCGTTGAGTTGGAGCCCGACGGCGACGGGTGGCTCGCGCACGACCGCGCAACGGGCGAGGTGGTGCGGTGCGCGACGTGGGCCGAGGTGCTGTGGGAGTGCCAGGTGCGAAGAGCGAAGAAGCAGAGAAGCAAGGAGCAGTAGGACCATGATTCGATTCATCGACGTTTCAGCGGTGCAGGGCGAAATCCAGTTCGACCGCGTGAAGGCGGCCGGGATTCGCGCGGTCGTCGTCAAGGTCAGTGAAGGGATGGGCGGCAGTGACCCGCGTGCGCAAGCGAACATCCGCGGCGCGCGCGAGGCTGGTTTGGAGGTCGGCGCCTACCACTTCTGCAAGGCCAGCCTGAGCCCGGGCATGCACGCGTTGCGAGACGATGCGGTGGGCGAGATGCAGCGCTTCCACGCGCTAGCGAACTTCGACGCTGGCCCCATCAACTTCCCGCCGGTGTTGGACTTCGAGATTTTCGACGGCCAATCCGCGGCCATGGCCGCCGAGTGGCTCCGCGTCGCCATTCTGGAGTGCGAGCAGCTCTGGGGCCGCACGCCGGTCATCTACACCGGGGCGCCGATGGCCGCCGCGCTGGCGCTCGTGCCGGACTTGACGCGATGCGCGCTCTGGATTGCCGCGTACCCGCAGAGCAAATTGCCGTCGGGAGCGTGGTCGCCTGCGCTGACCTGGGAGCAAGCGGAAGCCCGGAAGTTCCCCACCGTTGCGCCGTGGAAGTCTGCGCTCATGCACCAGTTCAGCGGTGGTAGCAACACCCTGCCCGGGAACTACGTGGACGGCATCAAGCCGTTCGTGGACTGCAACCTGTTCAACGGCTCCGAATCTGAATGGCGGACCTTCCTGGGGCTCGACGTCGTGCACCCGCCCGAGGTGGGCAGCCCGGCCGGTGAGGATGACGGGCCCGAGGCGGCGTAGGCCAGCAGCACACGCAAAGCAAGAGACCCCCGGGCCGCGAGGCTCGGGGGTCTTCGTGCGTTTGCGTGTCGGCTCAACCGCTCGCCATCTTCGCCAACGACAGCATCATCACCAGCTGCCCCGAGCCGAGCGCAGCGCCCATCGCCGCATCCACCACCGCCGACGCCGTGACGCCGAACTCCGCCGCGAGGGCGTGGATCTCCTCAGCGCGCTCGGGTCGAAGCCGGAGCTTGATGGCTGCGGTGCGCCGCTGGCCTTCGCGGATGTTCGGGCCGGAGCGGCCCCCGCGGGCGGGGGCCTTCTTCCGGGGGGGCATCAGGCGGAGGCCTCGATGTGTCGCAACAATGCCGAGCGGCAACGAGTCTCGGAGCGGTACCAGTTGCCGTTCGCGTCGTGCCGCTCGAGTACGTACATGTCGCGCTCCTCGCCAGCGCGTCCGCGCTGACGTTCCGCAACGCGGTAGCTCTGGCCAGCGATGGTGACCACCTGCCCCACTCGGATTCGCGCGCTCACGACGCCACCTCGGCGGCCACCTTGCGCTCGATGATGGCGATGGCGCGCGAGCCGTCCTGGTCGCGGTCCGCCGCCTCTTGCGACTCGTAGACGTAGTGCCCGTCGTCGGCGCGCACCGAGACCATCTCCGCGAGGATCTCCTCGGTCGACCCCTGAAGCACCATCGCGATGTCGCGCATGGTAGCCTGCACGCTGGGGTACTCGGTGACGCGCACCGGGATGCGCAGGGTGGCCATGGTGGATTCGAGGGAGCCGGCGGAGGTGATGGTGTAGGATTTCATGTGGGTGACTCCGGTAGTTCGGGGTTGTCCGGGGGCGGCGCTGTCTCACCAGCGTCGCCCCGTCTCTCCACCCATCATTCATCCGCTTGGGCCCCAGCGCAACTCAATCGACATTAAGACTTCGTAATGTTGCGAAATGCCTGGAAACTAGGCCTCCCACGCAGCCGACAGGCCCGCATGCACTCGTGGGTCATGGGTGGTTCATCCAGTTCACGGCGCGCCGTCGGGCGGCGCGCCTCCGCACCGCGTAGTAAGTGCTCGGACTGCTGGCTTTGAGGTGCGCGATAGACGCGTTGTGCGCGTGGAGCATGTCGTCAAGCCAGCGCGGACTAGATGACGGGGTGAGCCACCACGACACCCACCGGCGCCACGCGCGCAGCCACATGCGCTCCCACCAAGACATGCGGCGCGCCGGCTCTGCGGGTGGCGGCGCCGGCGCGCGGTAGGGGCTACTCATCTCCGATGCCTCCGACACGGGCCGCGTATCCCGAGCCCCCAGCACGCGGTACAGCACTCGTCGAGCTGGTCCCATGCGCACCGCCGCGCCCACTCGCCAAGCGCGACCACGCCGATGCATACCGCCCAGTAGACCTCGCCGCCCGCGTCGTCGGGGTCCGCCTCTGGCTCACCGGTGCCCAGGCTGATGATGCTGCGCGCCACGCCCGACTCGTCGACGACCTCGATGCTCTGGCGTTCGGTGCGGGCGCGCTGGTAGAGGGCGCGGGTGTCGCGGAGGAACTCGTCGCGGGTGACGCGGATCATAGCTCCCCCTTCAGCGCTGTGCGCAGGTGACGCGCCCACCACTCCGCAGCCTGCACAAAGCTCGGGTACTGCGTGCACTGGGCGAAGTCGCCGTGAAACGGCACCTGTTGCCCGCCTCGCTTCCGGTTGGCGTACCGCACCGCAGCCTCGAAGCACTCCGCCATGCTCTCGCAGGCGGCGCGCAGGCGGCGCAGTTCGGCCTCGCGCTCTTCGCAGGTGCCGCAGGTCTCGGTGGAGAGCCAAGTCCTCTCGGTGCGCGGCTCGACCTTCGGCGGCTCCCCGTGGCACGCTGTCTCGCGCGTTGCGTTGCGCACCATCCCGCAGCGCAGGCAGTAGGTCCACCCGTCGCGCTGGTGCTTCGCCCATTCGTGTTCACCCATCACTCTCCACCTCCCGCCGTCACCGGCTCCACAACCTCCACCACCCGCACGCCAGCCTCCCGAGCCCTCCGCACCATGTCCGCCGTGCCACGACCACCGGGGAACGCCACCACGAGGTCGGGCTTGCCCTCTGCCAGCATCCGCGCGTTGCGCTCCGGTCCTGCGCCCCTGCCCTTGCGCCAGTCCGCGGGGTAGGCCTCCACCGGGACGTGCGCTCGGCGCGCCCACTCTGCGGCGAGTGAGTCGGCGCCCGGCGCGTTGCCGTGGATGATGACGGCGATGGCTCGATGCTGGGCGAGGTCGTCGAGGGTGCGGGTGAGGTGCTCGCGGTTGGCGTAGGTGCGCCCGCCGGTGACGAGGATGCGGGTCATTTGGTGGGCTCCTGGTAGGGCGCGCCGCAGTGCCGGCACATGCGCACGTCGTCGAGTTTGACCCACGAGTGCAGACATTCCTTCGGCGGCTCGGTGATGAGCGGGCCACGCAGCACGGACATGCGCGCGTCGTAGCCAAGGCGCGTGCACTCGTCGGCGGAAGCAAGGAAGCTGGCCTCGCGGCCTCGCTCGTAGCCCCGGTTGTACGCCTCGTGGATGGCAGACCGCGCGTGGTCCGTGAACTTGGCATCCTTGGCGCTCGCACCCGCGCCATGCTTGAACCCACGGCGGAAGCACTGGAGCAGTTCGGACTTGGCAATGCACGCGGGGCAGTCGAGACCGGTGAGGTTCATCACCGCCTGGTGGCAGCCGCGGCAGTTGGTGACGTAGCTGGTCACGGGGCACCGGCCTTGCGGTAGGCGCCGGCTTCCTTGCCTAGCCACACCACCGCGCAGTTAGACTCGTGCCCCACGCCGCCGCCGCTCTCGCCTTGGCAAACTTTGCATTTGTCGTAGTCGTCGTAAGCCTGCAACACCATCTCCTCCGCCGCCTCCGCCAACCGCTCCGCCGCCTCGACCTTGGCCAGCAGGTATGGGAGGGCGTTCACCGCGGCGACGATGAGGGCGCCCTCTCGTCGGTGGACACCATCCGCGACGTCGCGGCCCGTGTCGTCGGTGATCATGCCGTTCACGCCGTCGCCGTAGTCGTCGGTGTCGAACGACCACTCGCCAGACGTGCGAGCCTTGTCCAACAGCCGCCGCAGCTCCGCCAGGTCCGGCGCGCTCACGACAGCACCGCCTTGCGCACGACGCACTTGCCGCCATGCAGCCCGCTCTCGGTCTGCTCCTTGGCGAGCCGCATGGCCGCGAGGCGTGAGTACTCCCACTCGCCACCGTAAGTGATGCGCTGCCGACCGTTGTCGTTGAGCGCGACCACCAGCCAGACCACGGTGGGCTTCTTGGCGGCGCTCACTCTCCACCATCCAGCCGCGCGGCGTACTCGTCGGCGACGTCGAACGCGGTCAGCCCGGCGGCGCACCCGCGGGCCGCCACCACCACCAACACCCCAATTTGCCGTGAATTCATGCGCATTGCTCCAGTTAGCGAGTCTCTGCCTCGCATAAGTTTACCACTACAACCCAACCACCAGCAAATCCGCCGCGCCTCGCCACACCGGTTTCGGCGGCAAGTCTGCGTGCACGGTCACGCGTTCTGCAAGCTGCCTCACGAGCTCGCGCCTGTCCACTGCGGACGCGCGACGCCATGCGGTCTGGATGGCGGCGAGCTCGCGCAACGCGTCGCGCCTCACGGCGGCGCTGGCGAGCCGGGGCGTCTTCTCCACTTCGCTCGCGTCGAGCCGCAACAGCTCGGCGTCAAGCGTCACCATCTTCTCGCGTAGTGCATCGCGCGTGAGGTGGCCATCGGCGAAGGCCTCCAGGTACCGCTCGCGGCGCGCCATCACCTTCGCCCGCTTCTCGGGGGTATCGTTGGCCCTCGGCTTCGTTGGCTCTGGTCCGCGCGCGAGTTCTTCCCGCAGCTCGCCAAGTCGTTCGAGCACCATCGGTGCAAATGCAGCCTCGACGACATCGACGCGCACCATCTTCGTTCCGCATCGGTGCGAGCATCGGTAGTAGTAGTGCTGTGCCCCATCGACCCGCTCCGGTCCGTAGGCCGACCCCATCCGCGCACCGCATATGCACACCGCCACGTCGCGCAGGATCCATCCGTCGGTCTTCGACTTGGCGCCGGTGCGTGGTCGAGCCCCACCGAGACGCCGGGCCGCAAGGTGGTCGGCAACGCGCATGAACGTGTCGGCGTCGATGAGCGCAGGATGCCGGCCACGGATCCACTCGCCCACGGAGTTCTGGATCTCCCCGAGGTAGTGCCGGCTCCGCAGAATCTTGTGGACGCGCGACCGCTCCAAGCCGGTCTCGTCTGCGATGCTCGCCAACGGACGACCAGACATCGCGAGCGCGTACACCTGGCGCACCACGGCTGACTCTTCGGGCACCTCGAGCAACTCGCACTTGTCGACGCTGCGATGCCCCTTGGGGTGCCGGCGTCGGTAGCCGAATGGCGGCGTGCCTTCGGTCCAGTAACCCCGGTCGCGCAGACCTTGCCGCGTGCCCACGAGCCGCTCGCGGATGCGCTTGTGCTCCTCGCGCGCAAAGAGGATGCGCATGCCGAGTGCCGAGTCACCTTCGGGCGTCGACGGGTCGATGTTGTCGTCGATGAAGAACATCCGGGCGCCGATGCCCTTGATGGTGCCGATGCTCGAATACGAAAAGAGCGGGTCGCGGCTCCATCGGTCGAGCTTGGCGCAGAGCACGAGGTCACCGGCGCGCACGTCGGCTTGCAGCGCGCGCATTTGCTCGCGGCGTTCGAGCTTCTCGTGGATGCCGGACTCTGCCTCGACGTAGACATGGTGAACGTCTAGGCCGCGTTCTTTCGCGTACGCGCGGATCGTGGCTTGCTGGTCGGCGAGGCTGGTTCCGAAGGTTTGGGCGATGCTGGAGACGCGGCAGTAGCCGAGGACTCTTCGGGGTCGGGACATGCAAGAGCCCTCAACAGGATTTCTGCGATGCGGTCAATGGGTCGAGTGGTCATGCTGCCCTCCTTGCCTGCAAACCAAACTCTTCCATGACAACCCTTCCAATCACCTCGGCACACGCCACGTTCACGGCGTTCCCGAAGGCTTTCTCCCAACGAAGTCGATCGGGAAACCCATCATCCACGCCAGGAACCGGGGGTTCAGGGGCCCACCCATCACCGTGGCGAGCCCATCGCCACTGGTAGCGCTCGCCCCATGCCGGTTGTAGTTCCCGCATACCGTCGGAGTCGGCAGCAGTCCTGCTCTCGCAAGGCCCCCCAGTTGCAGAACCTGGATTCTCCCACCATCGATGGCCGCCCCGTTCCGCGATGGGAACCTCGACGCCGTCGAAGTCGGCAGTAGCCCCTTGCGCGCCATCGTCTGCAAGCTCGGCCGCTCCGGACCGGTGCGACCCGAAGCCCCCCCCTTGTTGCTTCCGTAGCTCGATGCGCTCGGGGTGGGTAGCAACCACAAACACTCGTCGACGGAGGTGGGGCGCCCCGACATCGAAGGAAGAAAGCGCGTAGGCACGGGTTCGGTACCCCAGCATGTGCAGGTTGGCCCGCACGTGGGGCAGCCAACGTCGTGCACCGGAGTTGACGTTTTCGACGATGCACGCGGCGGGCTGGAGCTCGCCGATGATGCGTCGGTACTCGTACCAGAGACCAGAGCGAGCACCGGCAAGCCCAGCTCCTTTGCCGGCTCCACTGACGTCCTGACAGGGGAAGCCTCCGCAGATGATGTCCACGGGAGCCAGAGTTGCCGCGCCGACCGTGCAGACATCATCAAACCTTTCGGCACCGGGCCAGTGCGTCGCAAGCACGCCGCGGCACCATTCGTCCTTCTCTACTTGCCACACGACGTCGCCGAGTCCAGCCCGCTCAAGGCCACACTCAAGACCGCCAATACCGGAGAAGAGAGAGCCGATGCGGAGCGTCACCTGTCCTCTCCTTCCGCCGCCTGCACCATCTCGAGCCACGCGCCCGCCACACTCCTGGCTACGCTGTGGAAATCAGCCACTCGATACCTCGCAAGCTCGTCATCGCGTTTGTCACGGTAGTTGCTGTACTCCCGCACGAACGCCGCCGCGTAGATGGCCTCGTAGGTGCGCTCTCGGTTGGGGGTCACTCGCCGGGCTCCCCAGCGGCGCCCACAAGCCAGCCCTTCTCGGCACCATCGGGCCGCGTTGCGTTCGATGAAGTCCGCGGCGTACAGCACGGGCAGCGCCGTCTCGCCAATCATAGCGCCAGGCGGCTCGTCGAGAGCCGTCGCGCGGAGGTGCTCCACTACCGTCTTCCAGTCCATCACAGCCATGGCTCCTTCCTGCACTTCGCCTTGCGCGGGTCACACTTCGCCTCTTCCAACTCCGCGATGGTCCGCTCGACGAACGCCTTGAACTCGGCACCCTTCGCTGCCCAATCGACGTTGGCAAACATGGGGTCGTCGTCGGTCACCTCGGGCGCGTAGTCGGCATCGTCCTGCGCGCACACGGGGCGACTGGCGAGGGTGGTGGTGCACTGCGCTCTCACGAGTCGTGCCCCAGCGCGTCCAGTGCGTTCACCTCAAGATGCAACTTGCACGCGAGCGCAAGAGCATCCACGCGTCGCTGCTCCGGTATCCGTCGAAGGATGGCCACCGCGTTGCACGCGGCGTACTCCGTCCACGTGAGTTTGCCGCGCATCTGTTCGCAGGCGAAGCACACCGCGAACCCGTCGCTGTCGGCGTGATAGACGTCTCGCGGGTCTCGCTTCCCGCACCATTCGCATCTCTTTTTCACGGCTTGCTTCCTTTCTTCCGCGTCACAATCGTCGCCTTGAAGCCGGCGCCGGACTCGATAAATCCGCGCCTATAGCCAAGGCCGCGCAGGCCGGCGGCGATGAACGCGTTGATGTCGACGTGTGGGAGTTGGGTCTTCGTGTCCTCGGTGTCGAACACGAAGTCGAACTTCATGCGGATGCGTACGCCTGACTTCTTCGGCGCGCTCACGGCTCACGCTCCAGGCTGCCGCCGAAAATCTCTGCCATGTCCTCAGCGCACCATGCGATGTCCTGTTTGTCGCACTCTGCCCGGAATCGCGACAACCGAGAGAGCAGCTTGGCAAACGCCATCGCCATCGGCAGCGCTGCGGGCTGAGCGCGACGGAGCCAGTCGATCGAATCGGACGGGCCGAGAACGAGGCAGTAGTAGCAGTTCGGGTTCTGGCAGCTCATGGTTCCTCGCTCTCGATGATGTCGATGGCCGTGTCGAACAGCTCCTGGTACTCCCGCAGCCTCGCCACGATTCGGGCGCGCTCGGCCCTGACCCCCGAGTCACGACCGTGGCTCCAGAGCGCGGCGTCGGGAATGCTCATGTGCCCCGCGTGCTCCGTCTCGTGCATGGTGGCCACGGCGGTGTCGGTCGCGTCACCGGTGGGCAGCGATGCGAGCCGAGAGCGGTACCCATCGGCGAGCGCGCGCAGTCGGCGGATGGTGCGGGCTTGGCGGTCCTGTTGAACGTCAGCCCGCGCGGCAATCTCGCACTCGCCGCAGATGGGCACGTACGGCGATTCGCCGCCGCACACGTCGCAGCGTTGTCCAGCTATGTAGCTCATCGCGCCGCCTCGCGCAGTGCACGCACCACCTCGTCGCGGGTGCGGCCGGGGGCTGACTCCCATAGTCGCAGCTTCTTGCCGAACCGCTCGCAGAACAGCTCCAGCGCATCCATCCGCGCATACAGATGGGCGCCACCTGTTGCTTCTCGCATTGCACAGTGCACGCACTTGCACCCCTCCATGCGCGCCCCAGCCTCCCACGCGGTCCACCCGTGCGCTTCGATGTAGTCCGCCGCGGCCAGGAGCACCTCGCGGGGCGTCATTTTCCGTTCCTTTCTAGCCCACGCTTCGCAAACTCCAGCATCTTAGCGTATGACATGTCGTCCTTCCTTCGGTTGCACTCCATGCAAATCCACTCAACGTTTCCAGGTACGTAGCCCATGGATGGCTCAAGTCGGTCAAGTGATGGGACGTTGTTCCTGCTGCTCCCAAATGCGTCTGCCTTGGCGATGTCGCGCTCCGCCTTCAACGCGTCCACCTGACGCACGTAGGCGTCACTCAGCACGTTGTTCTCCGTCGCACGTAGGTCCTTGAGCGCTTGCACTTGCTTGGTGAGCCGCTCCACTTCGGCCTGCGCATGGTTGCGACCTTCCAACAGGGTCTCGTTGCAGCCCAGCAGACGGCCACGCTCGGCATCCAGCACGCCCTTCAGCCGCTCCACTTCGGACTCCAGTTCGCCGATGCGCTGACGGTCCTTGACGCCTTGCATGTAGTAGCCGACAGCAGCTTCCCGCATCTGCTCGGTGACCGGCTCCGCACCTTCCCCGGGCAGGTACACCGGGATGCAGTGGAGGCGCGAGCGACCGTATATGTCTGACGCTGCATCGTTGGCATCGGCCACGGTCATATAAGCGACCGGACCATTCGGATACACATTCACCCAACACACCGGCTCCCCGCGCTTCACCGGCTTGCGGCTGGTGACGGTGGTGAACTTGGCGGGGGTGTGGCTCCAGCTTCCGCGTTCTTCCTTCGACGGGTAATCGTAGTGGGTGGTGCGCAGTGGGCCGGTGATTGTCGCGCGGTATGGTCGGCTGTTGTTGCTCACGGTTGCTCCTCTATTCACTTGCACTCTGCACACTATTCCGCTCCCCGAAGGGAGGGCCGTTTCACGACGTGCCCAGGTCGGCCGATTTTCGATCCCCGTCGGCGCGGGCTGCCACGATGCGTGCGCCGGAACAAACCAGACAGCGCACGCATGACCGAGTCTGTGTTGCCCCCGGCACGCTGACTCAGCAGTGTGCAGCACGCGCGGGGGGCAACTGGTTTGCGTTCAGCCGAAGTCGACCTTGACCTTGGGAGCGGGGCCACCGTTGCCAGCGGCCTTGTTCTCCCAGTTGGCGTCGTAGCCGGTTTTGGCGTTCGGTGATGATGAGGGACGTGGGGAGCCGGAACCCATCTGCTTGGCGAACACCTGCTGCTCCTTCAAGAGCGTGCGCAATTCAGCGCCACTCACTTGGTCTTCGAAGACAGCGTTCTTCCTTGGGGTCTTGATTTCATACCGTCGCTTGTCTTCGGTGGTGCCGTCTGGCTTCTGCCAAGTGTCGATCCTCGATTCCATGGTGACGACATTGGAGCCGATTCCGACGTGCTTCTCGTCTGCGGTGTACTCGTAATTCCATCCAAGGGCGAGTATGCGCTCAGTGGTGTATTGGCGGGCGTTGCCGCTGAAGGAAAGAAACGTGAGCACCCGTTCGCCTGCGAAATCTCCTTCGACCACTTCGAGTTCGAGCGCGAGCTGGACGCCGCCGTTCTTTGTGCGTGGATACTGATCTGACCCCTCGATCGCACGAACCTTGTAGTAACCGTTGGGAAGACCTTCGTTGCTCATGATGTTTTCTCCGTGTTCTTTCGTGTGTTCTTTGAATTGCTGAATGTTGAATGCTGAGCGTGCGATTACTGCGCCGCCTGCTCGTTGCCGTTGTTCTCGTCGCTTGCGCCCGAGCCCGAATCAGTTGCTCCCGCCCCGCGCTCTTCGCGCACCGCCGCAAGCTTGGCCTCGATCTTGTTCGCCACCTCCATGATGTCGGCGCCATCGGCGAGAAATGCCTCGACCTTGGCCGACACGGCGGGGTCGGCAATCTCCACCAGGTGCGTTTCGATCTGCTTGAGCAGTCGCGCCCGGCGCTCGATGCCGTTCGCCTTCGACGCCATGAGGTCCGCCCATGAGAGCGGAATGAGCGGCTCGAGGTCCCAGCGGTTGCCCGCGTCGTAGGCTGCCGTCCACTCGGTGTGCATCATGCGTGCGCCGGAGCCGGCGCCGCGGACCTTGCGATTCTCGTCGACGCGCGCGAAGCTCTCGCGCTGCGCGAACACAACGCAGTCGACCCACTGGCGAAGGAGCCCCGCAACGCGGTCGCTCATGTCGATTTCGTATCGCTTGTAGGATGCACCTTCCGGGTTGTCGAACTGCTTCACCCGCGAGTGCGCAAGAAGCACGATGCCGTGGCCCGCGTCCCACACCCGTTCGAGCGCGGCAACGAAACGGCGGAAGCGCTCCAGCAACGTCTCGGTACCTTTGCCGTAGGCGCCCCAGTCCGCAAGCGACTTGCCAGAGTTGCCCACGATGTCGGCCACCGCAAGCGGCTCCATGTAGTTCACTGGGTCGATAACAAGCGTTTCGAAGCCGTTCGCCTTGCCGTTTTTCGCCATGTCGTCTAGCGCGTCGAGCACGTCGGTCCAGCTGTTCGGCTGCGGATAGCGCGTGATGTTCAGGTGCTCGGTGCCTTGGTCCTTGCCGAGCCAGATGGGGCTCGGCGCGCCCTTCGCGAACGTCGTCTTGCCGACCTTCTCCAAGCCGTAGAGCATGATGCGCGGCGGGCGAATGATGATGCCCCGGCGCGCGTTCGTGATGGTCATCCGCTTGGGGGCGGGGGGCGGGGTGGTGGTGCTGGTGGCGTTAGTGTTGGGGGTGGTGAGGGGTTGTGATGCGGTCTTCAACGTCGTCGTGTTCACTGCGTCGTTCCTTGGTTTGGGTTTCTCTGTCTCTCTGCACTGCTCATTCTTCGGCGGCGGCGCTGGCTTCGCTGGTGGGCTGCGCGTCGGCCACAGGGGGCAACTCTTCTGCCGCGCTGGTGTTCTCCGATACGCCCTCCGCCTCGCGCGCTCGCACCACCGCATCCATCTTCCCCGCGCGCTGCCACGTGCGCGATGGCTTGCCCGTCGCCGGGTTGATCAGCGGCGCGCGGAACTCGCGCTCTACCGCCAGCACATCGAGCCTTTCCCCGCGCCATCGTACGTGGTAGCCAAGCATCAGCTCTTCGGCGCGAATGAGGTCGACGGGGTCGATGTCCAGGTCGCCAGCGCCGCGCATCACCTCGATGGCGCGCGCAAGGTCGACGGTGCTCCACCACACTTCAAGGCCCCGGTGGAACAACGTGCCGAACCGAAGCGCCTGCGACTTGCGCACCGGGCGCATGCGCGTTTCGTAGGCGAAGTAGTAGCGACGGGGGCAACTGCGGTACGCCTTTGCTGAGCTCGTGGTGAGCAGCGGAAGGTGCACGCGCCCATCGTCAACAGCACTGCCATCCGCCGTAGCGCCCCCCAGCTCTTCGTGCTGGGCGGCAATGTGCTCATACCTGGCAGGGTCCTCGATGCTCGCCTCACCTGCGCACACCGGCCAGTAGTCGCACGTGCTGTTGTACTGCGTGCACGCGTCGGTGTTGCGTGGCCATGCGTTGGCGAGCTGACTTTCGCGAATCTGCTGCCCCACCATCCACACGTCGTAGGCTGCCTCGCGCCGTTCCGCTTCGTTGCGCACAATGAGCCCGCGGCGGAAGTACTTGTCGATGTTGGTGCCAATCTCCTGCCGCACACGCAGGCGGTACTCGTCGAGCGTCTCGTCGTTCTCCCGCATCTTGGCGTAGAGCCGACCGCCGGGGTCCGTGACGATGCGTCCGTCTTCGCACGTGAGGCCGTCGACCGTGTGTGGCGCAGGTGGCGCGCTCTTCTTCTTGCACACAGGACACGCCTTGCTCTTCGCCTGCGTGTACTCGCGCTGCTCAACAGGCGTTGCAAGGTAGGGCTCAAGTGCGACTTTTCTGATCACATCGTAGACGACGCCGATCGGCTCGACGCCGAGCGTGGTCGCCGCCGCGTGGTAGTTGCTCACCTGCGAATCGAGCACCAGCTTGCGCCAGTACGGCGAGCCTTCGCCGATGTCGCCGGAGGCGGTGTTGTGGGTGATGATGCCGTCGACCACGAAAGTGTGCGGACCCGGCACCTCGATGTCGTACGTCATCTCATCTGGCTCAACGCTCACGGACTCGATGCGATCCCACCACACGTGGGGGTCGAGGGTCGGTTGCATGCGCGCATCGCATCCATGTAGCGACGAAGGGATCGAAGCAAGCGCCACGTCCGGGCTCACCGCGGTGCGAAGCACTGGAATGATGCCCTCTGCGATGAGTGCGAGGAACCGACGCTTTGCCTCGCGGCTCACCACTTGAGTTGTAGTCACAGCACGGCGTTTGTTCTTGTAGGCCACGCTGGTGGTGCGAACATTCGACACGACACCGAGCCGCTGCAACATGTGTTGAATATCCAGGCACAGGCCGGGCGAGACCGACGTGTAGATGATGCGCAGCTTGTTGGTGTTCGACTTGGTGACGGTCACGTCGACGCATCCGTCGGTGGACCACAGCGCGCCGACCAGTTGCCCCACCTGCATGTCTGACAGGCCCAAGTGAAGCGGCGCGCGTTTCGTTGCGGATAGATGACCAGTCAAGCCCGCAAGCTCCATGAGCGATAGCATTGGTCCTTCGCCGTGTGAAAAACGAATGTATGGCGCACGGTCAGCGGGGCGCGCGAGCTTCGCTACGGCACCGATCGCATTGGCGCACTGAAGGACGTCAGCGAGCACCGTCTCGTCCTTCTTCGTGAAGTTCATGTTGCCGATACACCCGTCGCCAATCATGTAGCCGATGAGGCGAACGTGAGCGTTCGACAGCGGCGCATCGGAGTGCGACGACGGCATGTGCTTCGGCGTACCAACGAACTGCCCCACCTGGAGCGCTTCAGCCGACGACCACCCCCCAGGCGTCCACACTGGGTGGTTGCCACTCACGCGGAGCGTTCGGCCGCCCAGCGTGCGAATGGCATGGATGGGGCGCACGGTTGCCTCACGTGGGGGCTTGGCTTGTGCGATGCCGATGTGGCCGCCAGAGAACAGCGCAGAGAGGCGTGGAGCGGTCTGACTCGCGTAGAGGGCGTCCACGCGCTCGTAAGTGCCGCTGGTGTGGTCAAGCACCATTGCGCTGCCGGCAAGGCACTTGTGCTCGACCACCGCCGCTTGCCCGGGTTGGAGATAGCTGCTCATCGCTGCCTCCCGTTGCCTTGCGCGCGCTCTCGCATCTGCGCAATCTCCGCATCCCGCTCGCGCGCATGGTCCGTCAGCTTGACCGCGACTCGCTCTGCCTCGATGCGACCGCACGGACCCCACACGCGCAGGATGCGCACGCCTTGGTGACTCGGGATGGCGCTGTATCGGACGATCTGCTTGAGCGCCACGGTGTAGTCGTTCTCGCCCTCGCCCTCGATGACGTGGTACGTCGGACGGGCTTGCACGGTGTATTCGAGCGCCGCATGCATCGGCGCGGGTGGCATCTGTGACGCGCTCACGCTGCACCGGCCTTGTCGTCACCTGCGGCACCATGGCCCGCGTGCTTGATGGCCAGGTCCGACGCGATGTTGAGGTCGCCGATCCGCGCGAGCCCCATCTGCGCGTGGTCGACGAAGCGTGCGATCTTGGCGGCCTTGGCCACGTACAGCACCGCCTCGAATGCCATCGTCAGCTCGGCAAACAGTTTGCCCGCGCGCTCGTCCAAGAGCCACATGAAGTGCGCGCGCTTCACGACCCCGTTGCGAAAGATGAGCGTCGCGTCGTCCGTCGTGTCGATGACCGCGCGAAGCTCGGCGTGCGCATCACCGAGACCTACCGCGCGTGCTGCAACGGCAAGCTCTTCGAGCGATGACGCCGCATTGAAGTGGTACGGCGGTCGGGGCTTCGGGTTGGATCTCATGGCGGTCATGCTGCGTTGCTCCTTGCAGGCTGGTGGTTGACTTGGGTGCCTGACTCGGCGGGCGCCTTCGCCAGCGGGGGCACGAGGGGCGACTTGCGCAGCGCAGCCACCGTGCGGCGGTGCGCGTTGATGAGCTCCACGCACTCGCTGGCGGCTTGCACGCGGCCCTCGCGCAGGTAGCGCCAGGCGAGCCCGAGAAGCCGGCGGGCGTCCTCGTAGAGCCGCGCGATGTACTCGTCGCGCATCCGGCGGGCCCGGAGGCGTTGGCGCATCTCGCGGCACTCTTCGATGCACACCGGGCACTCAGCGCGCTCGGTTTCGTCGTCGCGCTCGCCGGCGAAGAGTTGGTTGCACCAGTCGCACTCGATGGGAGCGCTCATCGGGACTGCCCTCCGTTGTAGGCAGTCTCGAGAGCCTGCAAGGCGCCGTCGAACGAGCCGTAGTACTTGGCCTGAGCGACGGTGTACCCATTGCGGCCGATGGCGCGCATGGTGATCTCGTGGGACATGTCGCCGCCGGTGGCGCGCACGTCGATCTCGATGCGCTGCCACCCGTGGTGGCGGATCGCGTTCTGCATGTCGACCAGGTCAACGTTCGTGCGGCTCACGCTGCACCTCGCCGGCTGCGCACTTCCTCACGCACGACGCGCGCTTCATCGAGCGCTTCGCTGCGGTCCATGTGGCCGGTCTTGGCGAGGCGCAGAACCTTGTGCGCGTGGCGGTAGTCCATCTTGTTGCGGCACGCGCGGCACTCGTCGATGCCGGGAAGGCGAGCGGACATGCCGCAGCGCTTGCAGAGGGCGCGGGGGCTCACGACGCCACCGCCCGGGCCGCTAGTTCGGCTACGTGCCAGTCCTCAATCTCACATCCGTACTTGGCCAAGAATCCGGCTGCGTAGGTCTGAACGTCGACGTTGCGGTGAGCGTCACAGAGGTATAGGGGCGCCTCCCCCAGTTCGCATGCCGCTTCTGCCGCGCAGCAGTCACAGGTGACGCGGAGCTTCACCGCCGTGGGGTGCAACGCACGAAACTCACCCGCCACCAACTTCACTACGCCGCTCACGCCACACCGCCGGGCATCACCGTCGCGGTCGCGTCCTGCTCATCCTGCACGTCGTTCGCCGCCGGACGGCAGAGCACCATCTCGAAGCTGCGAGGGCCCTCGGCGACCTCGAGCAGCACCACCATGGTGATGGTGACCGGCACCATGCGGAGCGCCGACCGGCGCAGCATGTTGCGCGACCGGGCGAGCCCTGGGGCATCTACGTGCGCTGCGTGTGACGGGGGGTGAATCGTCGCGTGGCGTTCGTTGGTCTGCATGTCGTTCTCCTGGGCTTCGGGGCCGTTGGGCCTTCGCGGTGGCGCCGCGTCGACTGATTACCGTTGTAATCTAGCTTACGGGAGTAAGCAACGGACCATGAGCAAAAAGCCGAAAAGAAGTAGGACAAGGTGCGACACCGAGTAAGCTTGCCGGTGCCCTGTCCGCATGCGACGCTGAGGCATGCAGATGGGGGACCTTGAGGCGCTCGCAGACGGGTTTTTACGGCGTTCCGGGCTCATTGGGCTCCAGCCTCCCAGCCGAGTCGCGAAGGCCTGCGGAATGATCGTGGAGGCGGTCGCAAACCAGCGCGCGGAGGGCACCTTGGGGCGTCTCCGCTCGCAATGGGTCATCGGCGTGCGTGCGTCGCTGCCCTACGCTCGACGACAACACCGCGTCGGCCACGAGATCGGGCACATCCTCCTCTTGGAGGCCGGCGTTCCGATGGGACCCGACACCGAGGCGTGGTGCGACTTCATCGGCAGCGCGCTCGTGCTCCCGCGAGACCAAGTGCGCGCGGTGGCTGCGCTCGGCTCATTGCCAGAGGCGGCCGAACGCATCCGCACGACCGAAACGCTGGTGGCGCTCCGCATTGGCGAGGTCACGGGCGAGCCGGTGGCGGTGATCACGCCGCACACGGTCTACGCGAGAGGCGATGTGGAATGGCCCGACAAGGGCACGCTGCGCCGATGGTCTCGTTCGGGTCGCGTGGGGCTCCGAAAGTGGCGGCTGCGCGACGATCCGAAGCGTGTGGTGATGACCTCGGATGGCGAAGGCGAGGGCGGCGACGAATGAACGCACCGCAGCTCATCCCCTGCCCCGCATGCGGCAATGGCGTGTCGAGCGCCGCGCCAGCGTGCCCGAGGTGTGGTCATCCGCTGCAAGTCGCCCCCGTGTCGCCGCCGCCTGCTTACGGCCCGCCTGGAGGCTACCAGGTGCCTCAGCGCGCCTATGCCCCCGTGCCGCAGCCCAGGGGCAACTGGTTCGTGGCGAACGCCGGCCTGCTGATGATGCTGGTCGGCGGTGCGGGCCTACTCGGCGGGTGCGTCGTTGGCGTCAACGCGGGGTTTGCCGCCGGCGCGGGGGTGTGGGGCCTCTCGTTCGTGCTCGCGGTGGTCGGGCGTGTGGTGCAGTCGGCGCGCTGAGGCTCACGGCCTGACGCTCACGGGCTGAGGTCGACGCGGCCGATCTGGTAGTCGTTCTTCGTGTGCTGCTTCTGCACGATGGGATCGATGGGCACACAGCGCGCGATGCCAGTCGTGTCACCGTCAAGGCCCGTCGCCATCGCGCACATGGTGTCGAGCTTCGTATCGTAGAAGCCGGCAAAACGCCGCTCTTTCGACCCATCTTCCATCTGGAAATAGTTGTATCGTACAAGCAGACGGCTTCCGCTCACCGGGTCGTTCAGGCCGCGGCCTGCGTCCACCTCGGCACCGGTGCGGCCACCATCGGCGGTGGGCTCGGGCGTGATGCCCTCCGTCGAAGAGCAGGCGGTGGCGAGACAGAAAGCGGCAATGGTGGCGAGCGACAAGGCAGAGAGCGTCATGGGGTCCCCTCGGGTGGTGCGCCTCTTAGCGCTGGTCACAGGCTGCGGATGTTCTTTGCTGGCGTCAAGCCTCAGTCGTCGAGCTCGCGTACACCTACACGCTTCTCGTGCTTCTTCGTTGCCTTGTGCAGCTCGTCGACCCAGTCGAGTTCGGTGAACTTCTCGGCGCCGGCAAAGTGCATCGCCGCAACGGCGTCCACCGCGCGCTTCGGGTACTGCGTTGCGAACCGTTCCAGAACGCGATCGCGCATCGGATAGTTGCCCCGCTCGGCACTCGGCGCTCCGTCTGGCGAACCATCGCCGGAAAGAAACCACCCCACGTCGACCTTCGCAGCGCGTGCCAGTGCGATGGCCGTCTCGCTCTTTATTTGGACGTCGGCGCCCTTCCGGAGGCGCGACAAAGTAACTGCCAGCGTCGAGCGCGACAGGCCAGCGGATTGCACCCATTCCGCCTGGTTTTTCACGCGCTTGGTGGCCAGCACCCACTCGATTCGCTCCAGTAGCGTCCGCATACGCCTGTAACTATCACGCACCCTGGCGAGCGGTGGGCGCGAGGTCGGCCGACGCACATCCGTGTTGCTTACTCCAGTAACCAATGCTACACCGGTAACCATGGATCTACCCACCCGTCTTCGTGAGGCTCGGGCACATGTGGCCGACCTGTCTGCGCGGGATCTCGCCGAGCTGGCGGGGCTCTCTCCGAGCCACATCACGCTCATCGAGTCGGGCCGGCGTCCGCGTGTTCACGCGTCGACCGCTGCCGCGCTCTGCGAGGTGTTGGGACTTTCTCTCGACTGGCTGGTGAGCGGCAAGGGCCCTGCTCCCATCCCACACCACATTCGCGCTGCCGTCGAAACAGCTCGTCGCGCCCGCCCCCGCGCCGCCTAACTGCACTCTACACGTAACGACGTGCGGCCCACCCGCCGCGCGCCCATTGGAGGTTCCATGTCCCATGCATCGAAGCCTGAGGGAAACTCATCCCCAGCGCAATCTACGCAACCGTCACCCGATGCGCGCGTGCAGGTAGGTGTGGTGTTCCCGGCAAGGCTGACCAGAGAGCAGCGCGCCGAGAAACTGCAGGAGGCGAAGGCAGATCAGGACACGCTGCCGGACCAGACGGGGGAGCATGTGGCGCTGCGGTGTGCCTGCCCGGCGCCCGGCGTCGAGCTCTACGTGCGAGACGTGAATCGGCCGGGCTCGGTGGAGTGCCCGGTGTGCGGGGTGGCGGTGTTGGTGCCGCCGGTGGGTGTCGTGGTGACGGGGGGTGCAGCGTGATGGCGCTCGTCGCTCTGGTGCTGGTGGTGGTCATCGTCGGGCTCGACGTGCGGGATCGGCGATGGCAGCCGTGATGCTCGACACTGTAGACGTGCTCTCGCACTTCGCGTTGGGTGTGCTGGCGGAGCGCAAGCAAGTTGCCCCCTGCGCGCCGCAGTCGAAGCACAACCCCGCGCTCGCCCTCGCCGGTCATTTCCCCCATCTGCCGCGGCCCACGGACAACTGGCCGCCAGAGGGCAAGGTGCTCGTGCGCAAGCTCTCGGTGGAAGAGGGCACCAAAAGCCTTGTGCGCCGCACGCACGAGACGCGTGAGCTTCTCGCCTACCTTGCGCAGCATCCGCGCTCGGGCTCGCCGCAGATCGCCAAGCACTTCGGCCCCAACGCAGCCAACAACCTCGCGCGTCTTGCGCGTCTTGGTGTGGTGAAGCGCGAAGGCGACAAGCGCCGCTACCTCTACACGCTCAAGGGGTCGGTATGATCGCCTGGCTCATCGCCTGCGCCGTCTTCCTTCTGCACGGCCCGCTCACCACCGACGCGAGCGCCATCGCCTCGGCCATCGAGCGCACGGTGACGACCAAGGGCGCCGTCTTCTCTGGGCCCGACGGCGAGCGGCGCACCGCCGCCACCATGCTGGCCATCGCGTTCTACGAGTCGACGTTGCGCGTGGGAGCCATGGGCAAGCAGCACGACTGCGGCGCGTTCCAGCACGTCACTCGCGATGCCGCCGAGTGCGCCCTGCTTCGCAGCGACCCGCAGCACGCCGCCGACGTGGCGTGGGAGGATATGCGCGCCAGCGTCCGCGCATGCCCCGCTCACCCGCTTGCGGTCTACGCAAGGGGCGCGGAGGGCTGCACGAGCGCATGGGCGCAGGCTCGAAGCGCTGGCCGAATGCGGCTCGCTCACGCGCTTCTCGGCGTCGTTGCGCGACCACAGGGGGCAACTCCGTGAGCATCCTTCGCATTACGAGATTGCGCGAATTAGGGCTCTCGTTCTGGGCCGCATACTTCAAGGTGTGTGGACACGTTTGGCCACTAGAATATGAGCGCAAAATGGTGCGCGATGCACTCACGGATGCCAACTTGGATACTGAAGAGTTTCCAATGCAGGTCTTCCAAGTGGCCGCGTCCGTTTCGGTGAAGGACCGAGAGCCATGGCACGAGTGCAGCTACGAAGAAGTTGGTGAAGTGCTTGGGCTGTCTAGAGAGAGGGTCCGGCAAATTGAGCTATCAGCACTGCGAAAGCTACGCATCGCGTTTGGTAAGGCCGCTCGGGGGTGCGTTCGGGCGCGGCGAGCAAGTGGATACAGTCTGACGTACCGAGAGAGAACGATTGCAGATTACTCGTCAGACATTTCTTGGGGCGAACTGTAGTGGAAGAGCGTGTGCACAGTGCACGCGTCTTGCGTTTCGTGTGGAGCGGCCCACGTGGCCAAGTTGGACAGCAGGAGCAAGTCATGACGAAGAAGAAGTCACCCGAGGAACTGGCGGAGGCGAAGCGAGAGACCGCGGAGCGGCGAGCGTTCAAGGCGGGTAAGGTCGCGGGGAACGGCGTGAAGACCGGCAAGGCGAAGGGCAAGGCAGAGAAGGCCAGCAAGCCGAAGGCCGACGCGAAGAAGGCGAGCAAGGGCAAGAAGACCACGGGGGCAACTAAGCCGAAGGCCGACGCCAAGAAGAGCACGACGCCCCCTGGCGCGCGCCTCGGCCGCGAGCCCAAGCCCACCGTCGCCGCCGCCATCACCGAGCTTCTCGACGACGACATCGCAACGCGCAAGGCCGCTCTCAAGCGCGACATCGACGCGTCCGAACGGCGCATGCCGCGCACCGTCAGCACCACGAACACCATCGAGTCCACCGCGCACCGCCAGCACCTCACCGAACGCGTCGAAGCCGAGACCGAGGCCGAAGAAGCGCTCATCGCCGCCCGCGCGGAGTTGTCCAAGTCCCACCTCGAGACCACCAAGGCGCCGCGCCCGCGATGCTCCGACGAGTTCCGCGAACGGCAACACGCGAGGTCGGCCGCTCGCACGATGACCTCGACGTGCGGCTCACGCGCGATGAGCAGCTCGAAACCGCCGAGTCGTGCGCGCACTACGTTGCCAGCCGAGCGCGTTTGAAGGACGCGAAGAAGGACGTCGATACGACGCTCGCCAACCTGGTGAAGGGCTACGACGAGCGCATCTCCACCTTCTCGCGCGCCGTGGAGACGGGCGTGCTCTCCGTGCCGGTGACCACCATCGACATTCTCGAGGCCGGCGAGGTGCGCACCATCCGGGCCGACGATGGGCGCACCATCACGAAGCGCAAGGCCACGCAGGACGAACTCCAACCGCCGCTGTTTGGTGGCGATGGCGAAGGCCCCGGCAATTCGTTCGACCCCACGCACGGCGACGAGGACAGCGACTCCGACGAAGAGGCCGCGCAGTAGCCATGGGGATCACGCTGCGCCCTTACCAACAAACCGCCGTGCAGGAGGTCTACGACCTCTTTCGCGAGGGCGCGGCGTCGGTTCTTTTGCAGATGCCGACAGGGTCAGGGAAAACGGCCGCGTCGTCGGCCATCCTCGAGCGCGCCGTTGCGAAGGGGTATCGCTGCATCTTCGCCGCGCATCTCGACGCGCTGGTGGACGACACGCACGAGCGCCTGGTTGCGGCCGGTGTGCCGGCGGGTCTCGTGCAAGCGGGCCGGCCCGAGACGCCGGATGCCCCCGTGCAGGTGTGCTCAATCCAAACGCTGCACGCCCGCCGCGCAAGGCCGCCGGCAAAGTTCCTCATCTTCGACGAAGCGCGGCACGCCGCTGCGGTCACGATTCGCGGCATCATCGCCGACTACCCCGACGCGGGGCTACTCGGGCTTGACGCAACCCCGCAGCGCGGCGATGGCCAGCCCCTCGACATGTTCGAGCGCATCGTGCGCGGCCCCACGGTCAAGCACCTCACCGCGATCGGCCACCTCGTGCCGTTCGACCTGCTCGCACCGGGCACCTACCAAGAGAACGCGCTCGCGATGGATCCGGTCGCGGCGCACCTGGAGTTCTCTCGCGGCAAGCGCAACATCATGTTCGCGGCCACGGTCGAGCACGCGAAAGACCTCGTCGCGCGGCTCTCCGCCGCCGGCATCGCCGCCGACATGATGGTCGGCGAGACGAACCGCAACAACCGGCGCGCCATCCGCCAACGCCTGCGCTCCGGTGAACTGGAAGTGCTCGTCGGCGTCGCCGTCTTCCTCGATGGCTTCGACGAGCCCAGCATCGAGACGGTCACCCTCGCGCGCCCGTTCGGCACCATCGCGGCCTTCCTCCAGGCGTGTGGCCGTGGGGGCCGCCCCTCTCCCGACACCGGCAAGCGCCGATGCACCATCCTCGATCTGCGCGGCTCCTGCCTCTCGCATGGCCTACCCGATGAGGATCGCACCTGGAGCCTCTCCGGTGAGGCCTGCGTGCGCACCGAGAAGATGCCGGCGCTGATGCGCTGCGGTGGGTGCTTCGCGGTGTTTCGGCCGGCTCGTGTGTGCCCCCGATGCGGGCAGACCATGGGTGCGCAGACAGCGAGCAAGCTGCCCCGCGTACTGAGCAAGGCGGAGAAGCTCGAGAACTACAGCGCGATGCCGCAGTGGATGCGCGACGGCAAGTACTTCGACTCGCTTGTTCGCATCGCCGAGAGCCGCATGGGCAAGTCGCCGGAGAACGCCAAGCGGTGGGCGGAAACGCAGTTCAAGCGCCAGCACGGACGGGTGCCGGAGGTGCGGACGGACACGCAGAGCGACACCGCGCGCAAGGGGGCAGCGTGAGCACGCAGAACGATGAGAGGCGATCACCATGAGCGAGAGGCACTATCCGATGAACCCGCAGCAGTTGCCGTCAACGTGGTCCCCCGTGCCCCCTGCCGCCGCCACCGGCATCAAGCACGACGACGGCAAGCCGCGGTGGGACCTGCTCCCGCACCATGCAGTTGCCCAAGTCGTCGCGGTGCTGAGCTTCGGCGCGCGCAAGTACCAGCCCGACGGGTGGCGCGCTGTTCCTGGCTGGCGCTGGCGGTACTACGCCGCGGCGTGGCGGCACGCGGTGGCCTGGTGGCTCGGCGAGCGACACGATCCGGAGAGCGGGCTGCACCACCTCGCGCACGCGGCGTGCTGCATGCTGTTTCTGCTCGAGCTGGACATGACGGATGGGGGTGGGAAGTGAGCGACCAAGAACAGCCCGACGTTCCCGGCATCATCTGGAAGGAAGTTCCGGCCAAAGAGTTTACGGACCGCGTACGCATCGCAGCAACCGTTGTTGCTCCGCTCGCGCGACTCAAGAACAAAGAGCGCAAGATATTCATTGAATCGAAGAATGGCACCACTCGCGAGGGCGTACTTGGCGAGGTGCAAAAAGCCCTGTGGGTCGAGCATGGCATCGCGCACGAGATTTCGGAACGTGCTCCCGGAACGACCGTTGCGTGTAGGGGGTGCGCCACAGCTGTCCCTGTCCCTCAAACTGGAGCCGTTCCCGTCTGGTGCGACCAGTGCCGCAACCCAACATGTGAATGTGGAGCAAAGCTAAGCCGCGGCACACTCAATCCGGTTCACGTAGCCAGACGCAATGGCGAGGCGCCCAGATGTCAAGCATGCGTGCACGCAAGGCCTGAGATTCGATGCGTATGTGGAGCTGTGCTTCGGAGAGATGGTCACACGCTTCGAAGACTTCGAAAGCTCGGTGTCATTCCGGACTGTCGTTCATGCCGTGTGAAGAAGCATTCTCCAGAGTGTCAGGCATGCGGCTGCCCAATTACGTCTGGCTCCAAGTGTCGCGGCTGCATGAAGCTGTCCACCCATCAAATCAACGTAGATGCGGAACGAGTTGCAGAGCTGATTCGTGCAGGACATAGCCTGTCTAGTGCAGCTGGTGAGCTTGGGGTAAGCCGAGCAACCGCAATTCGACGACTAAAGAAAAGCGGTTCGCATGCTGAGATCGTTGCGTTCATTCGTGAACAGCAAGGAGGGCATAGGAGGCAGGTTCTCAAGGCTTGCGTGTGTGGCAACGCACTCTCAAAGAGCGCCAGTAGGCCAGGGTACCAAAGCAAACATGGCCCACCTCTATGCAAGTCTTGCTCATCAAAGAGGCAGTGGGAGAACAGAAGAATCCTGACATCTGATGTCTTGTGTTTCTGCGGGGCCAAGCTTGGTAACGATGCGATGTGCCCTAGTCGCATAGCTAAGCGCAACGGCGCACCTCCACGATGTCAAGCCTGCTATCTCGCCTCTCCCCGCCGCAAGCAGGCCACCCAATGACCATCACCGAGACCTGCATGCACTGCGGCGGCACTGGTGGCCACGTCATCCAGCACGACATGCACCCGCGCGCCGACACAGGCATCATCCCCCTCCGCAGCGAGTGGGTGGGGTGCAAGGCGTGCGGGCAGAGCGGGCGCATCACGCCGGGGGCGAAGGCGTTCCTCACCGCGACGTTTGGCGGTGTGCCGTTCCCCGCGGCACCCGTGCACATCCCCACGCGCAAGCAAGTTGCCCCCGGGGGCTCGCGATGAGCGCGCGCAAGCCGGCCACCGCGGCCAAGCCCACCGCGAAGCGCACCGCCAAGCGCATTGAGACCATCATCCAGCGCAACATCGAGGCCGCCATCGGCGCCGAGCCGGACTTCCTCTTGCTGCGCAACAGCGTCGGCAAGGCCCACTACACCAACGAGAAGACCGGCAAGACGTACCACGTGCCGTATGGGCTCGGCGAAGGGAGCGCAGACCTCGTTGGCGTGCTCGCACCGTGGGGCACCTTCATCGGCATGGAGGTGAAGGACCCGAACGGCGTCGTCGAGCCCCATCAAGGGCACAACCACGAGGTGTGGCGCCGATTCGGCGCGCTCGTCTACGTCGTGCGGTCCGTCGAAGACGCACGCCAGGCGCTCAAGCAGGCGCGTCAGCACATCGCCCTTCGGACCATCAAGCACGCGAACCCCACGCCCATCATCCACGTCGTCACGAAAGCCACCTGAGGACTCCATGCGCTGCAAACGATGCTTCGGTCCCATCACCGACACCCAAGACGACGTAGGCCTCTACGACGACGACACCCAAGACGACGTCACGTCATCGCAGCCCACCCCCTTCTGCGATGCGTGCGTCGCTGCGCGTCAGCACACGCCGCCGCCGCTCGACGTCGAGGCGCTGTTCTCGCCCACTGGCCCCCTCTCCCGTCCCGGCTTCGAGGTGCGGCCCGGCCAAGTCAAGCTCGCCCGCGCCATCTACGAAGCTGCGGCGCACCAGCACCACCTACTCGCCGAAGGTCCATGCGGCGTGGGGAAGTCCAAGGCCTACGGCGTGCCCGCCGCGTACCTCGCGAGCCACGGCAAGAAGGTGCTCATCGTCACCGCGAGCATCGCACTGCAAGAACAGCTCATCAAGAAGGACTTGCCGGCGTTGCAGCAGGAACTCGCCGACACCTTCGGCGACTGGTCGTTCGCCATCATGAAGGGCAAGAGCAACTACCTCTGCAAAGAGTCGCTCGCCGTGGCCGACGACAACGGTCTTTCTGCGGACGAACGCGAGGACTTCAAGCGCGTCATGACGTGGGCCCGCAGCGCGCCGGCCCCGCGCACCAGCACGAGCACCAAGGCCACGCCCACGCAGACCCCTACCGCCCCCCGCAAGTCCCTTCCCGTGTTCCGCGGCGACAAGTCCGAGCTCGACTTCAAGCCATCGGATCAGGTCTGGAGCCGGTTCACCACCTCGAGCGAAGCGTGCCCGGGCAAGAAGTGCCCGCAGTTCAAGGAGTGCTACGCGATGCAGGCGCGCAACGCCGCGGCCAACGCCGACGTCATCGTGACGAACTACCACATGCTGTTCCTCAACATCTCGTACGGCGGGACGCTGCTACCGCACGCCGACGTCGTGATGATGGATGAGTGCCACGAGGCTAGCAATATCGCCCGGGACCTGCTCGGCTTCCGCGTCTCGCGCGCCACCTTCTCGCGGTACGTGCGCGACGCTCGCAAGCGTGGTGCGACTGCCGAGGCCATGCTGCTCGAGCAGGCCGCCGACACGATGTTCTCGACGCTGCTCAAGTTCTTCGACTCGGGCCACTACGCCGTCATGCTGCGCTATCCGGCGCCGTTCCCTGGCCTCGGTGAAGAGCTCCTCGCCGCTGCCAAGGCCTACGCTGCTGCCTGCCCCAAGAGTCACCTCATCGACCACGCTCTCGCCGCTGCCACGCGCGTGTGCGAAGGGCTCACGCTGCGCGATCCGAACTGTGTCTACAGCATCGAAGTCTCGGAGCCGAGCAACCCGCAGATGCAGCACCGGCGCGCGGCCGCCCTCCAAGCGCGCTACGTCCAGCCCGGACCCGTGCTCGAAGAGAAACTGTGGGCGGCACACGACGCCGTCATCGCCGCGTCGGCCACCATCACCACCGATGGCCGATTCGACTACGCGCGCCGTGAGCTCGGCGCGCCATCCACCGCCGCATCGCTCGCGGTGGAGACGCCGTTCGACTTCGCGCGACAAGCGCTGCTCATCATCCCCGCGGCCAACACGCTGACGCCCGAGCCGAACGATCCCCGATTCCAAGAGTACGTCGCGCAGCTGCTCGCCTCGACCATCGAGGCCTGCGACGGCCGAACGCTGGGGCTCTTCACCAGCTACAAGGGGCTTCGCGACGCCTACCAGCGCATCACGCGCATCATCGCCGGCTGGCCAGCTGCCAAGCGCCCGCGCATCCTGCAACAGGGCGACGCACCGCCGGGGCAACTCGCTGAGACCTTCAAGCGCGACGTCCACAGCGTGCTGCTCGGCACCACCTCGTTCTGGACCGGCATCGACGTGCCCGGCGAAGCCTTGACCGCGGTGGTCATCGACAAGCTGCCGTTCGGCTCCCCTGAGGACCCGGTGACGATGCGCCTGTCGGAGACGTCGAGAGACACCTTCGGGCAGCACATGGTGCCGCGGGCCATCCTGCAATTCCGCCAGGGCGTGGGGCGCCTCATCCGCGCGCAGTCCGACGTCGGCGCCGTCATCATCGCCGACAAGCGC